TTTCTTGGTTTAGCAGCAATTAATAGACCACGTTCATCAGTCCAAGCTGCGATTTGAATAACTGCATTTTCTAATGAAGTTTCGTTCAAATCAGCTGCTGTAGATTGAGTGTTGCTATTAGTACCACCAGTAACAAGAGGATGAGCTGTAGAGAACAATGGAACACCATCACCACCATAATATTGTGATGAGCTAGTAAAACCGTTGTTAAGTACGTTAGCACCTTTAACTTGTTTTGTGTAAGCCATAGCACGAGCTAATGCTTTAGTATATCGAGCTGATAATGTGTCATACAAATTATCTTCGATAGCTTCTTCAGTTAAGCTGAAGCCTAAAGCGATTGTTTCGTGAACATAGCGAGCTGTCCAAGCTTCTTGAGCATTGTCATAAGCGATGGCAGAGCCTTCGTTTTTAACAGGAGCTGCTGAAAAGCCTGAAAGTTTTGTTTCTTCTTCGAAAGAACGTTCTGAAGTCTCTGTTTCGTAGATTTCTTTATGTTCTTCACCATAACGAGCATATTCCAAACCAAACAATGCGTTTAAGCCTGGGAGTAACTCTTTTAATAACTGTGCGCGTGAAATTGCCATTTAATTACTCCTTAGATTAAGCAGCGTAGTAATTGTGAATACCAAAATTAATCTTCACAAGTACTTCTGGGTATGATGTAAACACAATCGTTGAGCTTGATGGGATCGCTGTAACAGAACCAGGAACCGCAATAGCTGCGTTGATTGCAATGGATGTTGTACCAGCAGCATAACCACCTGAGTTTGCTACAAATGAACCAGTTTGAATCAACTGACCATTTGCATCTAGGTAAGCTACATCAGCACCTTGAGGGATAGCTGAAGGTAAGCCATTACCAGTTAACGTAATAGTTGTAGATGATGATGAGCCAACTGCAGTAACTGAAGAAGCTGTATCAGGAACTAAACTTAAAATACGGAATGGTAAGCCTGTTGATGGTGTTGCTGTAGGAGCTACTAAACCGTTGTAAGAATCACCAGTGTTGGTGCTACCTACTAAGTTAGAGCCTGCTAAGTTTAAACCAACCATAGCTTGTGCTGCTGAAGCGATAGTTGTAGAACCGCTTGAATTTACCATAGCTGCTTTAATAACAAGATCTGGATCATCAGCAACAATAGCTGTAATATCACCAGCAGCTGTATTAGCTGGGTAATATTGACTAAACGTTAATTGTTTAGTTATTGGGTTTGTGAAAGAACAACCTAAAAATACACCAATAGTTTGTTTACCTGATGTGCTAGATGTAATAGAAGCACGAGTAATTAAACCACTAGAGACTGTTACGAAGTCGCCGTAAAAAATTGACGTTGCGTAGTTATACTGAATCGCGTACTCACGTGTTGAGCCAGCATAAACTTGACCGCCAATAAGATTTACGGGCTTAAAGCCATAAGGGCCTGAAATACTAGGATAAGCCATTTAAATCTCCTTAATTTATATTATTTGCCTTTGCCAAATGTAGTACTAGATTTGCTTTCTCTAAAGAGAGGCATTCTAGGATCACTTTGACGCATTAAATTATTATCTACAGCTTCTGTTTGTGATTTTGTCACGTTGTCATAATGAGCGGTACGTTGCTCAATTAATTCAACAGGAGTTTTGCAGAGTAATAATCCGCCAATCTCAATGTTGTCTTTAAAACGACTATTGGGATCAACTAACAGTTGAAACTTTGGTTGTTCCTCGACTCTTACAGGTTCCCATCCTTCTCTTAGTTTTCCTGAGAGATTTCTAGGATCTGAGTTGTTAAGTGTTGAAACACGAATCCATCTATACGCATAACCAGCCTGTTTATCAGGTTCAGGTAGTAGTTCAGGAGCTGCCCACTGTTTAGGACGCTCTTCCACTACACGAGTTTCTAGTTCACGAGTTGTTCGTACATCATTGTTGCTGTTGTTTAGTTCAGACATTTTAAGACTCCAATTTAGATTGTGCTACGGCATATTGTTCAGGTGTTAGTCCAAGTTTTTTGGCTAACGCTACTTGCGTTTTACTTAATACAATTTTTTTGGATGAAGTACTACGTTTTGCTGAGGCAACTACCGTGCTGGGTTTTATTGATTTTTGTTGAGACTTTTCAGACTCATTAGATGTTTCTTCAACGTCAAATTCTTCGGGGAACTTACGTTTTACTTCTTTATCGATCTGCTTATAATATGCATCGGTACCTACAAATGCTTTACCATAAGATGTTTCTAAATCTTCATGTACCCCTTGAGCAAATCTGCTCATGGTTCTTTTTTTAGGATCTACATACCAAGGATTGTTTGCAACCCATTGAGCTGTTTTTGGATCCATTTGCGCAGAGTTCTGCGTATGTTGTCTTTGTACATGAATATCAGGTTCTTGTAAAGTACTTTCAGCAGATGGCTTAAAATTCTTAGCTTTATCTATTTTAAGTTGTGCTGACATCATTTGCCTATTAGCTTGAGACAGTTTATCAGAGTCCCCAGCATCATAAGCGTCTTTATACTCTTTAGTGGCTCTATCAAGCTCTAATTCAGCAGCGTTTTGATAGGTACTAACAAGTTCTTTTTCACCTGTTTGAAGCATTGATCTAAGCTTTTTGTTATCATCTAAGATACGTTGAGCCATAGTTAGTGCTTCTTGCTGTTCTTTATAAGCAGACTCTTTAGCACGTCTTTCGTCATGCCAAGCTTTTTTATACTGCTTAAACTTAATTTTTACGTTTTTTGAATATTCTGCAGATGTATCAGCTTCTTCAAGCTCATTAACTACTTCATTTGTTAATGGTTCTACATCACGATCTTCAGGAGGTGTATCATCGACTACTTCGACTTCTACGGACGTGTCGTCTCCTTCAATTACAATATCTAACTTTTCTTCTTTTTCTTCTATTTCATCAGGGAACTTAAACTCTTCTTTTTCTGTAGCCATATATTTCTCCTATGAGCTTCTTTTGATGCCACGTGGATCTTGCACAACTGCTTCCACTGAATCATCGTTAATCATTCTAAAATCCTTGCCGTGTATAACTAAGCGAGTGCCAGCATTGGGCCGAACAATCACAAAGTCACCTTTTTGACACCAAGGTCCTGTAGGGAATTTCTTTTCATCTTTGTATGCATCGGGGCCAATTTCAACTACAAACAATACTGTAGCTAATAATTCTTCCCGTCTTATATACTCATCTGATAATTCTATTCCGCTTTCAGTTCTTTTTTCCACTTCTGGAACAGCACATAAAATGCGGTATCCTGATGGAAGGGGAACTTGTCTTGCTTTATCTTCTTCTTGTACTTCAGCTTCTACTTCAGATTTACGTTGGTTTAACAACGTGTTTAAATCTTTAGCTTGAGCCAAGTTTAAATCACTCATCCGAGTTCTCCATATTTTTATTCAGGTCTATTATGTAGTTTCGTGCTGTAAGAAGACCATTGATCTCACCACACACTTTTTTGTACTCCTCAAACTTATCTAAGTTACCTGTAGATATAAATTCTTGAAGTTGCAAAATCTTGTCATCCAGTTGCTTGACTATAATAGCCAAGGCATTATGCGTTTCCGCTTGCATTTATTACTCCTTAGGTTTAGTTGTCTGCCTTTCTTGGGCTAGTCTGTCTTGCGTTCTTTGTCTCAATGCTTCAAGAGCTTTTTCATGTTCTTGATCATTAAATGTGTTATGAAGGTTATTCATATGTTCTTGTTTTGATGATTGAGACGCATGTTGTTTATCTGCATGAAATTTATGAGCATCAATTGCTGCATTAAATCCTTGTGTCTTTTGTTGATGCGCCATTTGAGCTTTATCAGTGTGAGCTTTAAGAGCTAATTGAGCACCAGCTTGATATTGCTGACCTTGTAAGCGTTGCTGTTCAATAGCAAGTTTTTGAGCTTGGAATTGAGCATCAATTTGATCTTTTTGTGATTTTCTTTGTAGCTCTTGTTGTTTAAGTTGTAATTCTTGTTGTTGCATTTGAATAATTGGATCTTGCTGCATTTGTTGATTTTGTTGTTGTTGATCTTGTTGTTTATTTTGTTGTAACAATTTCTGAGCAGCTTGAGCAGCCATTTGTGATACTTTAACTTCCATATCAGGTGGCATAACTCTATCTTCACCAGTATCGCTATCGGGGTCTTGATAAGGTGGTAATGTACTTCCCATTTGCTGTTCTATTTGTTTTCTATATTCAAAACCTAAATGCTCCATAATATGAGCTGTCATAGCTGAATGCATAGCCTGAGCCATTTGAGGATCTAATCCTACAAGTTTCTGTATTTTTGGATCTTGCATTGCAGCTTGATGAACAGATATATGAGCTTCATGATCTTGGTATAAAAATGCTTTAATTGGTTTGCCTTTAATAACATTTTGATTCTCACTTACAGGATCTGTAGGAATCATATCTTCTGCTAAAGGAACTAATTTTTGATAATTTTTTATGCCTAACACATCTAGCATCTGACGATGTAGAAGTGGTAGGTCATATAATTGCGGTGCCGTTTGTGCTAATTGGAGGGCGGCTTGGTACTGAACAACCTTTTGAGCCATTGTTGCAGCGTTAGGGTCAGAGACTGGCAATACATATACCAGGTCATAATCAGATTTCTTAGCGCGTCTATCGCCTTCTTCAGGATCATATTCATACTCCTCAGGTGTGTAATCACGGATAATTTCTTTTAATAGCTGGAACTCTTGTTTCATTGAATAGTGAATGCGGGCTTGCACTGCACTCATAGTCTTCAATGTTCTTTCTAATATCGCTAATGTAGTTCCAACGGGAGCATTAGCAGACATATCTGAGGCTTGCAATTCAGCAGAACCTGCAAATTTACGACCTTCTTCTACAATAGAAGTAAGGAGAGCCATAAGGACTTGTGAAGGCTCTTTATAAGGTAGTGGCATGATATTGTCACGCATCGCACCTGATGGTACATCTACATCACGGAACTCGCCTGGGGCTATCGGTGTATCATCTCCTTTAACTCTGAGGCCACGAGTTTTAAATCCGCCAGGAAGATTCGACAATGTCCCAGCATCCACGAGCTGACGAATGAGACTAGTACCAGACTTAGCAAAAGCGCCGACCAGATGGATAAGACCAAAATTATAAAAACCAAACCCAGGAATGTAACCATAGTGTACAAAATGGTTTCGCTTTTGTTGTAAGTCATCATCTTCCTTCCAGTTTTTCCTAATAGCTAAAATGTTGCTCGTACCTTTTTCAATCGTTACAATATAAGGTAGTGCAATGCCTGTAGGTTCACCATCATCATCTTTATGTTCGTGACCAGCTAAATCTAATTCAACATGCATTTCTAAAAGTTTAAAACGGTCATCAGTGGTTGCACGGAAACCTAACTTTTCAGCAATCTTTTTTTCTACTTCATCCATCGTGTTAGATGGTTCACCTAAATCAATGTCGCGATAAAACCCTTCATGTTGAAGACGTCTAACTTCATTCTCAGTCTTACGCATAATATGAGTAATACGTTCAGCTTGTTCTAGACTTGATGCACCATAAGGTACAACCACATCTTCTGCTGGAACATACATAGATACTTGACGACCCAAGCCTGGATCATAATAAACTTTCTTGAACGCATTACCTGCTAGTCCTAGTCCCCACAACATTCTTTCATGTTCAGGTCTATATTCTTTCATGACATCAGTAATCTGATAGTTCATGTCTTCTTGCACTCTTTGAGCTGCTTCTTTTTTCTCTTGAGTTTCTTTACCAACAATCTGAGTCTTAACAGGACCCATAGCTGGCATAGTCTCCATCATCGTTTCTGCTTGGAATTTAACTACCGCTTCAGATAATAGTGGATGGTATACACCACATGCACCTTCCCATGGTTCAGAACGTTCTTCAATCTTTAAACCTAGTAACTCTAGACCATCTACATAGGTTTGTATCCAGTCTTTTCTTGATGAAATATCGTTATCATAATCGCCAATAAGCTCACCTGCGAGCAATAAAAGCTCGCTTTCGTCCATATCTTCGGCTAAGTTCTTGTTGAATTCTTCGTCAGCGTCATCTTTTCCAATATGAATATCAGCACCTGGAGCGTGAATATCCACAGCTTCAGGGTCTTTAATCTCTATTTCTAACGCAGGTTCATCACCTAATTGGTCAATTTCGTCTAAGCCTTTAGGCGCTTGAGCCAAACTTTTATCTATTGCCATAATCTATCCTTTGTTATTTTTCAACACTTGTACAAAATTGTAAAGGTTGGGGTATTTTTCGGGGTCTAATGATTGCTGATCGTATAAGTTTGCACATTCAATGCAACGGAGTAGGAACAGGTCGAGTTCTGACAGGCTCCCATCGGGATTTTCTAATACTTGTGGTTTATCTATAGTGCAAAATAATCGTACGATTCTGTCTACTTCGGGACCAAAGGTCTCTAATATCTTTTCACTGGTAAAAGGTAAACAGGCCGTTTTGTAGTAGTTTGTACTATATACTGAATGCAGCCCGCCAGCAAGTGCTAATATGTCATTCATGCCTACAGACTTAATTATGTGGAACGTTCTAACTAAGTGATCAAAGAGAGTCCCTGTCTTATGTGGTAGCTTATCCGCCCCAATTTCAATTAGGAACGAAGTTAACAAAGTTTCACTATCGTATAACGCCTTTGGATCAATGGTTACTTTGAACATCAATGTTGTACGCGCTTTAGGGCAGATACGGCTTACAGCTCTGGCACAATGATACATAGTGCCTGGGAATACAACCACTCGACCATAGTGTGGCAATACAGACTTTGTAATCTCAGTTTTATCTTTATTATAAAATGAAGTCTCACCACCCCAATCAGCTTCCCAATTCTCGTTCATGTAGACAATCACGGTTTGATCTGACTCACGTCTTGAATCTAAGTGAATGTAGCCTTCTGTACCAAATGTCTGTCTGTTTGAGTAACACCTTGTTAACTTGGCCTGATCCTTAAATACTTCTTTATTAATACTAGACCATAATTCTTTAAAGCCTTTTGGTAATCTGTCAGACACATCAGTAGGATTGTTGGCTACTGTTTTAGTGATGTCTACATTCCAATGACCATAGGGAACTTCTTTACTTGATTGCCATCCGTATGACCAGTTGGATTTATCTAGAAATAAGTTACACTCCGTTAACTTGGCTTTGGGAATTATGTTATCTTTAATGGTGATCATTGTGGGTCCCATCTCGTTTTAAAGTGCCACCATAGTTTTCTATACTTTTTAAAATCTCGTCTTGCGTTTTTATTTGAACCTCGGATTTTATACCAACGTTTTAGAATAAGACGTCCAAAAATAGTCGGGCTTCTATATAGAATCATAGATAGTTTCGTAGGTTTATAGCCATCAATTCAAACTCTTCTTGTGTACCATTGCTTTTAAGCCTATTAGCACGTGTAGATACTATCTTGCAGTTATCTGGTGTATAACCTCTATTAGAATCTTTGCGGTCTATTGATGCAGTGTCTTTATTATTTATTTGACTCGTATAGTGTAGTTCTATATTTAATAGCGGGCATACTTTAACTTTTTTAGCTTCTTCTAATATCCAATCTATTGTTAGGGTATGTTCTCTATTATATTTTCTAGCGCGTTGTCTGGATCTAGTTAAAGACTCTTTAGCCCAAAGTAGTAATGGATCTGTTTCTTTTCGAACGGATCTACATACTAATGATCGTTTACAAAAACATATTTTACATTTTGTGCTTAAATGTTTTACTAGTGATTTTTTAGTGTGTATGTAAAATTCATCAACAGGTTTTTCAGTATTACATGATTTGCAAAATTTAGTATCCATTAGTAATAGGCCGCTTTCTTTCTAAATTTCATTAAATAAGAATCGTCTGGATCATCACTAGGTAATTTGATAAATCCACCTTGCCTAAAGCGCATTAGCGCTAAAGTCATACTATCCACCATGTCGTCATTAGAACCTGATGGAAAATCATTACACTGCTCAACTAGTTCTTGTGCCCATCTTGTATCTGGAGCCCATACAATGCCTGCTGAAAACAAATCACTTACAGCATTGACACGAGCGATTTTATCTTGTCCCTTACCTGGCGTAAATTCTCCAACAGGAATTCCCATTCTTCGCATCTCTTGGTAGAGTGCTGCTCCGTTTGATTTTTTTTCCACCATAAATGCATCGGGTTGCCATTCTTTATATTCACGTAAAACTAATTCTTTTAATTCAGGAAACTCTAGGCGTTCGTTGATTACGTTTAGTAATATAATGTTGTAGTTATTAACTTCTTCGTTAAAAAACACACCCCATGTTGTAAGCGCATTATAGTCTGAACGATTGTTGGCTTCTTGGGCCGCGTCCAAACTCATAATAATAAATTCACATTGAGGAGGGTTTTCTTTTTCCCATACGTTCCACCACTCACGTTTTATTAAAGCACCTTCTTCTGATACTGGATTCTGCATATACTGTGCATTCCAGTAACGAACATCTAGTGCAGCTTTCTTAGCTAGTAGTTCTTCTCTTGTCCAAAAGTCAGGCCATAAAGGTTCGCCATCATCTTTGATTGCGGGAAACTCAATTACTTCCCAAGGATCAACATCCTCATTTTTATTCATTTGATTAATGATCTGGCCAGTTAAATCTAGCTTAGACCATCTTGTCATTACTACAATAATCGCGCCACCAGGCATAAGACGCTGAATAGGACCAGACTGAAACCACTCCCAAGCAGGATGAAAAACGTCCGCACGTCCCAACTTGGCGTCTTGCTCTGAATGAGGATCGTCAATGATAAAAAGATCGGCGCCGCGACCAGCAAGAGCCCCCCCCACACCGATAGCAAAGTACTCGCCATTGTAATTAGTACCCCATCGTGATGCACTTTTACTATCCGCCTGTAGTTCTACGTCTGGAAAGACGTCATGATAAGGAGTACTACCAACCAAATTACGAACTCGCCTACCAAAGTTAACAGCAAGATCGGCAGTATGAGACGCCATAATAATTTTCTTATGAGGAAACTTTCCCAAAAACCAAGCAGGAGCAAGATATGAGATAAGCTCAGATTTCCCGTGTCTTGGCGCAATATTAACAATAACTCTTTTCTTTTTGCCGTTGGCAATGTCTTCAAATATCTGCGCAAGCTTATAGTGGTGGGGTCCAACTTTATACCCAGGGTAAACATGTTTAACAAACTCCAAAAAATTTAATTGTCGTTCTTCTTTGCTCTTTAACTCCTCTAGCTTTTCTAGCATAGAGTATAGCTCTATCTTTTCGGTTTTAGATAAAGTATCTACATTTTGCATTGCACGATACAGGTCTTCCTCTTTTATACCAGGAATGTTTATCATTATGTTGTTTTATCGTCTGGTTTTATTTCACCCATTTCAGCATCAATAACTTCAAATGATGTATCAACAGCTAAGTTGGTACCTAATATTTTAAATAGTTTACTTCTAATTTGATCTTCTAGATTGTCGATAGAACCTGCATGGATTGTAATTTCAGTTTTATCTGTGAATAGCCCAACATCTGATATCTTGCCTAATAACTCTAAGGCTTTTAAACGATGTCTAGCATCTGTATGTCCTGAATCTTCTATGAGTTTGTTGGTAACAAAGCGTCTTAATTGCACGGCTTCATCTACAACCTGATGGTCATAATCTTGAAGCATAGCATAGAGATGTTGAACTGTAGAGGGGACACTAAGCGCTTTATTGATAGCGGAAGTGGTAGCTTGAGTGGAGTTAGGGTCTGTAAAAGCTTTAAATAAATCTTCAGCTTCTTTTTTATCTTCGGGTGTTGATGGTATTTCTGCACCAGCTTCTAATAGTATTTTAGCAGTGGCCGCAGCAATTTTGACTCTTTTTTCAAATGAAGTAGGTTCTTCAGAATCAAAGTCGTCAGGTAGTGGTTTGTTCGCTTCTGGTATAATTTTAAGGGGCATTTAAGCTCCAGTTATAGGCGGTTTCCTCGCGATGGGTGCATTATAACACAACTTTATAATAATCAAACACTTAAAATAAATATATTATTGTCACATACCTTTGGTAGAATAGTCCCATGAAGACCACTCTTACACCTAAAAACCTAGCTATTTTATACGAAATGGCGTGTAAATTACCCCCTTTTAACACCCTTACTATGCCTAAAGCATCTAAAGTTGGGTTTAAAGTCATTAAAAACCCAGGTATTTATGGTTGTTTTGATGAATTTGAGATGGAAATACACATTAGTAGGAATGCATGTGGGCATTTTACAACTATTTTTCAAACGCTCCTCCATGAAATGGTGCATCTAGCACTTTATGTTAGGGGTGATGAAGATTTTCACGAGCATGGTACCAAATTCCTCCGCATCAAAGACGTCTACTCCGAGTTATACAACTTCGATCCCAAAGCAATCTAGCCCGTTTTTTAAATTTTTGCGAAATATTTTTTTCTAAACCCTTTTGTTTAAGTGACGGGGGGTGTTTCTATATCAATTTTCTAAAATACCGTTACTATTTGTGTTCAACCCAGTGGATATAGTGTGGGAGAGGCTCATTAAAAAAACGGGGTGTGGGGGTGACCGAGATACCCTGTATTATTTCGTGGAATTTCGCACTATTTCGTGCTATTTTCTTGCTATTTATGTCAATATGTCGTATAATGATTATATCAATTAAGCAATATATCGTTTAATTGATATTTTTTATAAACTTAAATAGAAAGGTATCATCATGTCACAATCTAAAAACAAAACAGTAGTAAAAGCAGTAAAAGCAGTTTATGTTTTACCACTTGAAGCTCAAGCATTTATTAATCTGGAAATCATGCCAGAATTGCAGAGTTTAAATAATGCAGTTATTAAGAAAGACGAATTCTTGCTTTCAACGTCTGAATTGGTTGCTGAATTGTTTACTACTGCAAAGCAAGAAAAGAATTTCAACGTGCAATTTTGGAACGGCACATTTTCTTTTATTGAAGCAAGAGCCGTCACATTGTATAAAATTGCAGATAGCACAGCAAAGAACTACAGCAAAGATATCGTGGCTTTTTTGAAATTAAGAACTCCTGCGATATTGAAACCAGCGTCAGAAAATAAAGACGCTAAAAGAAAAGCAAGTAAAAAAGCTATTGACGCTAAAATCGTTAAGAAATATTCAAAGGTGGCAATTGAAACTTTAGAAAATGACGCTAAAGAATTATTCTTAAAGAAAGATGAACCAAGCGTTAAAAAGTTTAAAGAAATAACGTCAGTTATTAAAACTAGAACCGATAAAATTGACGCAGAAAAGAAAGAACAGGATAGCAAAGCTAAAAAATCATTCAAAGAAAATTACTTTAAAGATTTTAAAAGTATTTTCAATGATGAGTATGATTTTGCACAATATCTACATGCAAAGATTGACGCAGAAAGAAAAGCATTTGCTAAAATGAAATAGGAATTCTGCACGATATCGTGCAATTTTCCACTCTCAAGCCCTTAATGATTAATTTCATTAAGGGCTTTTTTTTTGCTTAAAATTTTTACCCTATAATCTATCTATACGAAGTGAACATAGTCAACTTCGTTAAATATATCCTACGGAACGTCATACACGTATGACCGAGATAAGCGAGTAGCCGAGTTTATGAATTCCATCACAAAGTTAACTTCGTAACACGTGGAAAGGTCTTTTGGTATGACCGAGATAGATGAGTAGCCGAGTTTTTGCACACGTCAATAAAGCGTAATTTTGTATATAAACAAGAATTTTCTTGTTTATTTGCTCGCATTTCTTGTTTATTTATCAAGGCATTGATTTATATAGATAATATAGTATATATAAACAAATAAACAAATAAACAACGTTTTTTGACTCTCCAGCCGAAAATCAATTTTGCTTCGTGGACTTCGTGAACGTCAAACGGGTTTGCCCAGAGCGTGTTTATGCAAAAAGCTTGTTTATTTGTTTATTACTTATTATTCAATGAGTTAGAGCATATACATAATAAAACAAGAATCAAACCTGTTTATAAACTGTATAATCAATGACTTGCTACTTTTTAATCAATTCAGTCATAATGTCACAAAGTGAACGAAGTCAACGACTTACACCATTCTCATAATAAAACAAGAAATCCCCAAATAATCCCACAATATGAAAAGACGCTATTTTGTCTCAACACCACGTTAGGTCGACTCTACACCATGTCTAGACACCACGTTAGTTTTTTCAACACCACGTCTAGACACCATGTTGAATCCTACGACATAGTGACTCAACACCATGTTGAAAATCACCCAAATGAAGTCAACTTCGTTCACTAAATCATAAAAAAAACGTGTTGGAATTTTAATTTTTCTTATGCTATAATGACGCTTCATTTAAACAACTTACAGGAGTCATTTATGGGTAAAATTCTAAAAGCCCCCGAACCAAAAGACATCAAAGATTTAAGAGTTTCAGTCAATTTGACACAACAAAAAGCATCAGAGTTATTGCACTCAACACTCAGAACTTTCCAAAGATGGGAGTATGGCACTACCAAAATGCCATATGCGTATTGGGAACTATTCGCAATTAAGATTGAAATGTTGAAGATGAATGGGACTACTCTATGATTAAAAAACAATTGCCAATTGCCAATGAGTTAAAGATTTTACGTGCGACCTATAACCTAACGCAAGATGAGATGGCTAAACTTATCTATGTGTCATCTAATACATGGCATAGATGGGAAACAAAACGCACACCTATCACTCAAGCATCGTGGGAGTTATTGCAATATAAACTTAATGACATCAATAAACAAGGTGGAGTAGACCTATCGCTAGATGAAATTCTATCTGATTACAACCGACCATCTGCTTGACAATTGTGTCATAATGACGTATAATGTAGTTGTAAGCTTAATAAAGTTTACATACTTACCAACGGAATTCTGCACGATTTAGTGCAGTTTTCCATAACTAAAAGGAGATACATGATGTTGACTAAAGATAAATTAAACAGAGCCATTGCTATCGCACAACAAGATGATGAAGCCGAGTTCATTTGGGGACACTTCTTAAACTACTGCAAATCATTCTATTCCAAGGGTGGTGTATATGGTGACGAAGTGAACGCAACAGACGAAGAGTTAGAGAGAGCCATCTTTGACTTACTAGATGAGTTCGGTCACGAGTTCCAAGGCGATTCCTTTGACAGAGAAAAAGTAAGACTCAACATTGAACGCACTCGCAACAATCCATACCTAGTATGCAAGGCAGTATATCAATCAATGCACCACGCACATATAATTAGGAGAGAACAAAATGGATACTAAACAAAACATTCATATCATTAAGAAACTTAATGAAGCTAACCATGACTACGAAACACTACGTAGACGTGGAACAATCAGACGTGCCTATCGTGAAAAGAAACAAGAAGTAGAAACCGAACGGCATCTTGGCATGGCAAACTTAAACAAAGCATACAGACGTTCAATGCGTGAACGAATTACAGAGTCATGCGTATGGATAGCTGTTGGCGTGTTGATAGCATTGTGGTTACGTTAAAATGGTAAGCGTAATCAAAGTTAACGAAGTTGACGAAACTACTCTTGTGAAAGACTTTTTACTTGAAATGTTATTGACTAATCAATGGAGTGCTAGGTTTTTTAATGTGTTGATAGAAGATGATGAAGAACATTGGTCTAATCACATAGCTGACTACATATTTGATTTAGGGTATGTAGAAAAATCTAACAACGTTGATTACAAATATAAAATATCTCATGAAGGAAGGAAGTATCTTGAAAAACAAAACGCATCATTGTAATCGTTGTGGTGACAAGGTAAGCAGTAAGCGTCATGAGTTAGGCTACGCCACATGTTTGTTGTGTGGTGAAGAAGAGGCTCGTTCATACAAGCACACCATCGTGCCTATGAACAAAAGTAATTATATCGTGGTGACTGACATGGCATTGTTAGGAAAGCTTAACCCTAAAAAGGTAGCCGACTAAATTGACTTTCATGGCTAAATCACGTATAATGATGTATTGGTGTGTTGAAATAGCATGTTGTTTATCAATCGGAATTTAGCACGATATCGTGCTATTTTCCATTTTAAAAAAGGAGAACTATCGTGGGATATAGAAGTAATGTTACGTATGCGTTAGAGTTTAGAGAGTTAAACTGCAAACGTAAGTTTGTGGTGATGGCGAAGTTAGACCCTGTGTTTAATGAAGCATTGAAAGAGTGTGAGCATGTTGATGATGACAAGCTTTATCTTTATGCAGATTTTGAATGGGTTAAATGGTATGACGATTATGACGATGTTAAATGTCATATGACTATGTTAGAAAATATTGCCGAGAAGGAACTTGATGGGGTATCAGCCAAGTTGGTTCGTATCGGTGAAGAGCATGATGACATAGAAGAAATAGTTTATGCAGGTGATGATGCACCCGATGCTTGGAGTATAGGTATTGGTGCTAATACTCATATCCACAATGACTACAGAAAAGGAGAATAGCATGGCTTTTCATATTGATACACATGATATGCCTAGAATAGATAATTACAAACACGCTCGGGAATTGTTTAATCGCATACCCTCGGTCAGAGGTGAAGACAAGTCCGTCAAACGCTTGGGCAATCGCAAGGCAAAATACAAATGGTTGAAATTAGAAATCGTTGATGGTATGGAAGTATACAAAGCAGGGCTACACGATACTGCTCTGATTACCTACTATCCAACACACCTAGAGATGTCTATGGGTGGTTGGTATACCATTAGCACGTGTAAATATATAGAACGTGTCGGTAGGTTTGCAATAAGTAACTTTAGATATAGTGACTATATACCCAAAGGTTATGACACAGACATAGGTGCTAACGGAGCCGTTGCGTATGCCAATGGTTATCTTATTAATGCTTACGATGTATATAGGTTTCATTACAACCGAGAGCCAATGGATATACATAGACACCCTGTGCCTAAGAAGTATCGTGTCAATCGTAAAGCTATCAAAGCAATACGAGATACATTCCAACCATTCTATCAGTATGTCAAGACTATGTTTAATCTCATGGCAGTTGATGGCAAGTTGCAAGGTGAATATCACCATAAACAAAAAGTAGGTGGCATATTAGATTATGTTAATGATGAAAGTAAATGGTTTGAAGCATTTGAAATATTAGCTAGTCGTGCAGGTAGTTACGAGTGGCGAAATAGTGGTCATGTCAAAACAGTTAATAAATACTATGACATGTTAGATGAAGTGGAGTGTGCTATACGTGTTAACAATCCACAAGTATTAGAAGTAGTAAGTTAAATCAATCGGAAAACTGCACGATATCGTGCTAAATTCCATAATCAAAGGAGAGAGTATCATGCAACAAATGTTAAATTTAAAACAAGCAGAAGAGTTAATCGCAACAGTAGGTCGTGATGTAACAGTCCACCTTAAAGGTCAACCAGGCATTGGCAAGTCATCTATACTTAAATCATTGAGTAGTAGATTTCCCGACCATACCCCTGTCTATATTGATTGTGCTGACTTAGATTTAGGTGACTTGGCTATGCCTGCCATGAACCATGAAACCAAGACAACCACATTCTATCCGAATGAAAGGTTTAGTATTCACAAAGATAAGCCTGTGCTTATCATGCTAGACGAGATAACGAAAGCATCTGAACCTGTCAAGAACATGTTATTGCCTGTGATGTTAGAACGTAGATTGGGTAGTGTGCAATTCCACCCCGACTCTATTGTTTATTCAACAGGTAATCTTACGACAGATGGTGTCGGAGATAACATGAAAGCCCATGCCAAGAACAGAATGACTTCGGTCATAGTCGCCAATCCGACTGATGACGAATGGATAAATTGGGCAGTTGATAATGACATAGCACCCGAAGTTATTGCATGGGTTAAACAATTTCCACATTGTCTAGCTATGTATAACGATGAGTCGCAGAAAGAAAACATGTATATCTACAATCCTCGTAAACAACAGGAAGCTTTTGTGTCGCCACGTTCGTTGCATAAGGCATCACACATAGTTAAACATAGACATAAACTAGGCGATACCACCACTATGGTGTCACTCATTGGCACTCTAGGTGAGTCAGCGGCTCGTGATATGTCGGCATACTTTAGTCTAGCTGATGGACTACCAACCAAAGAATCAATCTATAACAAACCTATGGAAGCTATGGTGCCAACCGACCCTGCTGCAAAAGTAATTCTTGTGATGCGAGAACTTATGTCAATCACAGAACAACACTTTGATGCATGGGTTACATACTTACAAAGATTACCAATGGAGACTCAAGCATTGTTCGCAGTCAACATCATGGCATCTGGTAAGAAATCCATTGCGGCAACCAACAAGACGTTTGTTGATTGGGCAGTTAAAAATAACCAATACTTCTAGGAGATGATTATGAGTTTTGATGCTGAAGTATATGAAGAAAATCAAAAGCAGATAATAGAACGACAACGTCTAGAAGAGTTTGCTAGATTTAAAGTCAAAATGGATATGACTGCTGACCAAATCAAAGAGGCAGTCTATGAGTATGAGTATGAACAAGCAAAAGAAAACCATGATTGGTTACATGATTTAATTGTAGCTTACTATGAAAACCAAAAGATGTCTGATGAAGAGTATCTAGACATGTATATGGATTACGTGCATGTTCAAGATGAAGACGATGCTTTAAGAGACCAACTATATAAGGAGATAACAAATGAGTAACGAAGTGAACGAAATAAAAGCATATGTTAATGAGTATCTAAAAGCCTATAGACCCGAAGTCTATACTGTTCTAGAAAACTTTACAGATGAAGAGTGGATTACTTTATATAATCAAATCACGAAAGGAAAACATCATGGCTAGTTTAACTCAAGAACAAAGAGTTACCAAGTCACACATCGCCATCATGCGTAGCAAACAGTTTTGTATGTTCGCAGGTGTGTTGTCTGTCGGCAAGGTAATCTTTACGGAAGACATACCGACTGCGTGCACCAATGGTCGTGATGTCATGTATAACCCAAAGTTTATAGAAACTATGAGTGATAGAGAATTAAACTTTGTTGTATTGCATGAAGCTTTGCATAAGGTATTTCAACACATGAGCCTGTGGCGAAAGCTATGGAAAGAGAACCCCATGTTAGCCAACATGTCGGCTGACTACGTGGTCAACTATACTATCCATGAAGCAGACCCATCTAACGAAGTTACAAGCATACCATCTAGTGCCTTGTTTGATAAGCAGTATGCAAACATGACAACCAAACAAGTCTATGATGCATTGATGAAAGATGCTGAAGCACAGTTTGGTGATGGGGGTAGTAGTGGTGGCAAAGGTGATAAGGAAGGTCACGACACACATGATTGGGAAGGTGCTGAAGCTTTGTCTGAAGAAGAAGTTAAAGAGACAGCCAAGCAGATAGACCAAGCGTTGCGTCAAGGTGAGATTATTCGTGGCAAGATGCAAGGTAATCAGAACCGAACCATTGATGGACTACTTGAACCGAAAGTAGATTGGCGTGAGCAGTTGCGTGAGTTTGTCAATGCTACATGTAAGAACAAAGATAAGACATCGTGGAAGAGACCTAACAAACGCTTTCTTGGTCAAGACATCTACATGCCTAGCATGATAGGTGAAACAGTAGGCAAGATTGTAGTAGGTATAGATACGTCTGGCTCTATCGGCAACAAGGAACTATCTGAATTCTTGTCAGAAGTTGTCGGTATATGTGATGACGTATCGCCCGAGTCAATAGAGTTAATCTATTGGGACTATGACGTAGCAGGGCATGAAACCTATAACATAGGTGACTACGCAGGGTTAGCGTCAACAACTAAACCTGCAGGTGGGGGTGGCACTCGTGTCGGTTGTCTTAATCAGTATATGAAAGATAAGATGATTACACCCGAAGCTACCATTATATTAACAGATGGTTACGTGGAAGATGATTGGGGTGGTTCATGGGATAGTCCAACGCTATGGGCTATAACGTCACGTCACTTAACATCGCCACATGGCAAGAGTATTCATTTAGAAACGGAATAATGCACGATATCGTGCGAAATTCCACAACATTAAGGAGAGAGAAATGGGTATCAATATAGGTAATAGTATTTTATATATGAGTAACAAGTTAAATGTTACTGTTGAGATGGATAGGTTTACTGATGCACAACTAAAGAACATAACCAAGTATGTAGTAAATGGTAATGTGCCTTATGGTGCAAGTGCAACTGCGGCAGTAGCTGAACACATAGTCCATACGTTTAAAGTGCCACACTATAGAAGTAGTAGGTATTATTTAAAATGGGATAACGTAGACGACCAAGAATTTAGGGACTCGGTCATAGCACAAGCTACGCTACGGAAACTTGAAGATGCATCTTGGGCTCGTGGTTTAGATTCAATGATAAATGACATGAACAGTAAAAAACCTGTTGGTGAATTACAGTTATGGTATTTTAATGATGACCAAAGAAAAGTGTTTAAGAAAGCTAAAGTAAAAACGGAAATATCTGACGAAGTTTACGATTTCTTAAAACGTATGGCTAGTCGCGAGATTAAGACCATTGACATAACTTTATGGAGACACCCATATGAAAACAAAACAGCAACTGCTTGAAGAGTTTCGCACCATCAACGTTGACTATGACGATTGGGCTGAACATATCTATGATTGGTTTGAAGAGTATCTCAAAGAACGTGGCATAACATGGTCTTGGAGAGATGGCACAAAAAAATCACGTGATATGTCTTGGTCTGGCTTTTGGTCTCAAGGTGATGGCTTTGCCTTTGGTGGTGAATTACGTAACCAAGACTTTAGAATTTATGCATCAGAAAAGAAGTATCCAATGATACACAAATTTCTTGATGAAGGTGGGTATGTAAAAATGTGGTGGGAAACTCAATCGCGTAACAACCATAGAAGTGAAATACATACAGAAGGAGAAGTCTTTGGTCAAATATTGGAAGAAGACCACCCGTTTGTAGAAATGTGGGACGACTTACTACAAAAAGAAATGGAAAGATTGGAGTCTGATTTAGATGAAGACGTGGATAGTTTATGTTATATGATGTATAAGAAATTAAGTGATGAGTATGATAGCTTAACTTCTGATGAAGCAGTGTGGGACACAATCGTGTGTAATGATTTAGATAAACAACTAGAGGAGAGAGTAGCATGAGTATCAGCATAGCGAGCAGTGCAGTATTAATTGACTTAAATCTATCTGTATGGACTGCAAGGAAGTTAGATAGAAACGTGTCAAAAGAAATTGATGCAAGAAAACAAGCAACAACTAGAGCAGGTAATTATAACAAGCATATTCTAGCAGGTTCAGACCAACTAGATGCTATCAACAAACTAGGTGGAGAAATCCGCGAGTGGCATACACGTCAAACTCTGCCTTGGTCGGACACAGGCACTAGGTTATTACCTATGAGTAACTTCTTTGATTACAAGAAACAACTCGGTGAGTATGAAGCCTTGTTCAAAGAACGTGTAGATAGGTTTGTGTATGAGTATCCTAACATCGTTCGAGTCATGGCTTACAAGCTAGGTGACTTGTATGATGCGTCAGAGTATCCCGAAGTTAGTAAGATTGCAGGTAAATTTAATATCAGATATACTATTATGCCTGTGCCAGAAAAGAATGACTTTAGGGTAGATATAGAGTCTGACATTCGTGATGAGATGGAACGTGAGTATGAGAAAGCATACGAAGGTCGAGTTGAAGCCGCGATGAATGATGCATGGTCAAGACTACACACAACTGTTGAGCATATGATTGATAGGTTGAGTGGTGATGACAAAAAGATATTTAGGAATAGTCTTATTGAAAATGCATTAGAGTTGACAAGTTTGTTAACAAAGCTTAATGTAACAAAAGACCCAAAGTTAGAAACGGCTCGTCAAGCATTGGAGAAATCATTGGTAGGTGTAACACCCGATGACTTGCGAACAAGTAAAGGAGCACGTGATGAAGTGTTAGCCAAGGTTAATCAAATCATGACTTTAATATAAGGAGAAGTATGAAAGTATTCCATCAAGATGGTAATGAAGACTTGCTCGATAAGAAAGAGAAAGAGAGATTATCTATTCTCAAACTTGCCGAGCAAGGCGAGTATATCAAAGGGGTAGGTATCAGAGACAAGGAGTTTTATTTACTTGTTGAAGATGAACCCGATGATATGTATTTATCTTGGTTCACTAATCCTAAATATCGACTAGAGGAAGGTTTTCGTAAAGACTTTAGAGATAAGTATTCTGAAATAGAATTAATGAAATCCAAGATAAAAGGGGAGTATCGTCAAATCCCCCGTTAAAGAAAAATGGGTGAAAGCCCAAGTAGTAAAGATGCTTAAAGATATTAAGGCATACTACTTCTATCCTGTAGCCAATGGTTACATGAGTAGTGGTGTGCCCGATATCGTTGCGTGTGTTAATGGTAAGTTTGTTGGAATAGAATGTAAGGCAGGGGACAATAAACCTACTGCCTTGCAAACTAAAAACTTGTTGGACATTACTAACGCAGGCGGAACGGCCTCGGTCATCAACGAAAATTCGCTTGATGATTTAAAACAACTTTTAAAGGAACTAAACAAATGAATATTATAATCGGAGCAATTATTTCTACACTCGCAGTGCTTTTATTAGCACTTGGTGCTAGTTGGTTAATACAGGAGATAATGAAAGATGACTAAAAAAACATTAGTGCTAGAACTATCTATACCACAAAACACACCAAAAGATATAGATAATTTAATTTTTAACATAAAACACCATTGTCAATCGGAAGGTATAGTGGTAAGGTGTGAACTGCATGATGTTGATGCATTCGAAAAACTCAACGCAACTGCTGATATTATCGCTAAAAACGAAGCACTTATCGAACTAGAAGAAGAAATTCTAAACAGTAAGATGTGCCTTAACGGCAACTGCGAAGATTAATCAAGGAGAAATATATGACACACTTCAATCATGGAAAACTGCACTCAATCGTGCTAAATTCCTTAGGGTTCGCTACATTCTAATAGTCATCTCGACTATATCTAAACACGTATAAACATAAATAAAGGAGGTCAGTATGATTGACCAAGCTTTGCTATGCCTTGCTACAACCATTTTTATGGAGAGTAGTATGGAACCACCACAAGCACAAATTGCCGTAGGGTATGTTCTGATGAGAAGAGCGGATTTTAATCCGAAGAATGTATGTTATGAAATGAAACGCCCATATCAGTTTAGTTGGTATGGTTACAAGCAACCGCCATCGCAAATAAATAACTATTATTTGAATATGGCTTGGCGTATAATGCACAAGTTAGAACCCGATTATAGTAGGGGTGCAACTAACTTTCACGATACAAGCATTAAAAATCCGTGGAAGTTGAAACCTATAGTGCAATGGAGTCACATGATTTTTTACAAACAAGAGGAGAGAAAGTATGCAAGTGTTAATTGAATTAGATGATGACCAAGTAGATGAAGTATTAGCTGAAGGTTTAAAAAAAGCTTATGAAATAAGTTTAACCTTTCCACACGAACCCGATTACGATGAACTCAATGATGCGTTTAAAATATTGATTAAGTATTTCATGGGTGATAAGGCAGGGGCTAAATATCTACATTCACTAGCAAAAGTTGAAAAGAAATACAATGCTAAAAGATTAGTTGAAGCTGAAGGGGGACTATAATGTCTATTGAAAAATATTCAACCAAGAGAAAAGTAATCAAAAAAATATTTAAGTTTAACACAGGATTAGAAGTAACTTTTGACGCGTTAAGAGAAATAATAGTAAGAGAACTTAAAGCTAGTGGTGGCATGAATAAAGATGATATAGGTAAAACTATAGGTATGAACCCTAAATATTTATTTTTTGTGATGCCCACGTTAAGTGAAATGGGAGATGTTGATTTTAAACTTGACAAAAATACTATGTTTTATTTTATACCTAAAGAATGTTTGCTGCAAAATATATTTCACCCAAAACCAAACTTTGATGATAAAGTATTAAGTTCTGTAAAATATAGATTTAAATGAGTTTACCTTTTACACATGTAGTTAAGATTGATGGAGAAGCCATTAAAAAATTTAGGTCTTTAAAGGAAGCTAAATGGTTTACCATAAATAAATCAGATGCAACTATAGAGAAACTAGATTTGCCAAAACCGCAAAAGAAAGTAGATGAGTTTGCGGAATACGCAATTTTATTAGGCGAACCCTTATTTTAAAGGAGAGATTATGAGTGACACAGTTCAAGGTGCAGGAGCAAAACCAATTACAAACGATATGATAAATCATCCACCACACTATACTCAAGGTAAGTATGAGTGCGTTGATGTTATAGAAGATGTAGTTAAAGAATTAAAAGGTATGGATGCCGTTGATACAGCTAATGCTTTTAAGTATATGTGGAGATGGCCCCACAAGAACGGTTCTAAAGATGTTAAGAAAGCCATATGGTATATGATGAATTTAGCTAAACGATTAGAATCTGAAGGACGATAATGTATTTATTTAATATGGGTCTAATATCTGGATTTATGGTAGGGCTTGAAATAAAATTTTTAGAGGAAGATGTTCCCTATGCTTTCTCTGTTGTGATAGACTTACTAATTATTAGACTTGTATTTCAGAAACTTTACGATGTCAGATGACGCAGACTTAACTCAAGACCGACTTGAAAAAGAAGAAGCAATAAGAAAGCATCACTTAACTACTTTAAAGTATGTTGAGAGCACAGGGTATTGTTTAAATTGTGGCGAAACATTACCACCAAACAGACGATGGTGTGATAAAGATTGTGCATACGATTGGGATTATCACCAACAAAGAAAGTAAACATTTAGGAGAGAGAAAATGGCTACCAAGTCAACAAAACCAACAGTTAGAGAAACATCCGCAACAACATTCGACAAAGGTGAAAGAAATTTAATTGTCACCATTCATCATGGGGTTATCAAGATACGCCCTAAAGGTCTTCAATCAGAAGAATTAATCAACATCTCAGCTATATACGAGCAAGCCGTTAAAGCCCGCGTTAGGGGTAAGTAGTGCCTAAACTTATAACGCTGGACTTTGAAACATACTATGACAAAGAGTATGGGCTAAAGAAATTTACCACAGAAGAATACATTCGAGACCCACGCTTTGAAGTTATAGGTGTGGCAGTTAAGGCAGACGACACCATGCATTGGTGCACAGGAACTCATGACGAAATTAAAATATTTTTGCAAGGCTTTAACTTTGAACACAACTTTGCATTGGGACACAATATGCGTTTCGATGCGGCTATTCTCTCTTGGGTATTTGATATTCATCCATTAGGTTTGTTTGACACGATGGGTATGGCTCAGATAGTTCATGGGTTAACCGAGTCTGTATCGTTAGCTAATCTATCTACGCTATATAAGTTAGGCGAAAAAGGCACAGAAGTATTAGATGCATTAGGTAAAAAGCGTCTAGACTTTACAGCTACAGAGATGGCGGCATACTCACGATATTGTATGAACGATGTTGACTTAACTATCAAACTGTTTCATGCGTTAAAGAGTAGAACTACTTCACAAGAGTTAAAGTTAATTGATTTAACTATACGTATGTATACAGAACCTAAACTAGAATTAAACAAGGGTCTATTAATTCGTCACTTGGCAGAGGTTCAAGACAAGAAAGAAAAGTTGTTAGCCCAAGCTAACGTAGCTAAAGAAGACCTAATGAGTAACCCTAAGTTTGCAGAGTTACTAAGACAACATGGTATAGAACCACCTATGAAGACTAGCCCATCAACAGGGGAAGACACCTATGCCTTTGCTAAAACAGATGAAGGCTTTAAAGAGTTACTTGAACATGAGAACCCTGTCATTCAAATATTAGCCAATGCTCGTATCGGTAATAAATCCACCATCGAAGAAACACGCACTGAGAACTTTATAAACATAGCCAACAGAGGTAAGTTACCTGTGCCGTTGAAGTATGCAGGTGCAGTAGTGTCACACAGGTGGAGTGGTGTTGATGGTATTAACTTACAGAACCTACCTAGAACATCAGAGTTACGTAGGGCTATACAAGCACCCAAAGGATACAAGATTGTAGCATCAGACTTGAGTAACATTGAGTTAAGGTTAGCCTATTGGTTTGCACAATCACACTTAAAGATACAACAGATTAAAGATGGGGTTGATTTATATAAGCAGTCGGCTAGTGACATTACAGGAACACCTTATAACGAAGTGAACAAAGACTTACGGTTTATATTCAAGGTAGTCAACTTATCTGGTATCTATGGTGTCGGTGCTAACAAGATGCATAGTATTCTAAAGCAAGGCGGTGTTAGTAAAGAGTTGAACGAAGTTAAGAACATTGTCTATGCGTATCGTAAGGCTAATCCCGAACTAGTATCAGCATGGGCTGACGCAGGAAAAATGTTAGATGCTGTTCGTGCAGGTCAACACTATCGTATGGGTAATGGTGGTATTATTCAAAGTTTTTTTAATGACGGCATGATTAAGCCTAACAACATGGTTTTATATCTACCTAATCTACGTAAGTTACAGACAGCTAATGGTGAGTCATGGGCTTACGATAAGTTAATGGGTCGCAGTATCATTCCCGAATACATACACCCAGCTAAAGTATTTCAGCGTTGCATACAATCGTTGGCTCGTGATATAATAGCCGAACAGTTAATTCAAGTATCAAAGAAGTATCCTGTTGTTATGACTGTGCATGATGAACTTGTTATGCTCTGTAAAGATGAAGAAGTAGATGAATGTAAAGCTTACGTTGAACAGTGTATGACTACGGCACCTTCATGGTGTAGTGACTTGCCTTTAGGTTGTGAAGTTGGTGTAGGTGATAACTATATGGATGCTAAGTAATGAATTTTGATAAGTTTAAAGTTATTGATAATTTTATTCCAAAGTTTTACCAAGAGGAACTTAAAAGCAAACTTATAGGAACTTCTAAAGGATATGGATTCCCTTGGTTTTTTACAAGCGATATTACTTATGGAGAACATGCGGCAACAGGTAATAAAAATCCTGCTTTTAGTCATTTGTTTAAGCATGATGACTTATATACTTCACCACAGTTTAGTCTAGTGCAACCATTAGCCGACAAAGGAATTAAAGAAGCTAATGTTACTTATAGAAATATAATACAAGCAAGGGGTTTTATACAAATTCCAATTGCTGAACAATACAAAAGATCCGATGTAGATTTGCTACACATTGATGCTCAAGACCCACACCTTGTTATTTTGTATTATGTAGTTGATGCTGATGGTGATACAATACTAACGGATTATAAATACAAAATAGGTGATATAGATAGACAAGATATGAAGGTAGAAGACCATAACATCATAGCTAGAGTAACACCCAAACAAGGTCGTGTTTTATTGTTTGATGGTAGCTATTATCACACTGCTGAACAACCTAAGAATAGTATTAGATGTGTTATCAATATGGATGTAGCCGCATGAATTATTATGAGATAGAAAAAAAGTCAACCATACTACAAGATATTATAGATTATGCTTTTGTTCCAGGTGCATGGTTAAAATATTACAACTTTGACATAAGACCTATACCACAAGATATTCTAAACAAAGACCCATTCTTTGTATGGTTGTCAAAATATAAATACTTTGCCGCAATACTAAAGTTAGACCCTTATGTTTGTTACGATTGGCATAAAGATACTAAACGAGGTGTAGGTATTAACATGATACTGACCCCCCATGCTAGAAGCTTTTGCATGTTTGCGGATAATAAAAATGGTGTAGTATTTAAAACAGAAGAACTTATTTATAAACCTGCAACGTATTATATTTTTAATACGCAACAAGAACATACAGTGTATAATTTTGAAACAGATCGTTATATGATGAGTATTGAATTTGAACTAGACAAAGATGCATTAACGTTTGATGATTTGTTAAAAGACATTAAGGAGAATTACATTGGCTCAACCACAAGTACACAAGAGTAAACGGCATGCTGACCCTTTTAAAACAAGAACAGGTAAAGATAGACTCAAGGCGTTACATATGAAAAAGCTATATGAGTTATTAGATAAAGCTGAAGTAGGTAAAAATAAAACAAAGATAGCTAAAGAGATTGCTAGGAGAACCGACATTGGCTGAGTTAAAAACGTGGTCTTACTCAAGTGCTACAACATTCGAGAAATGTCCTAAACAGTATTATCATTTATATGTAGCAAAAGATTTTAAACAAGACCCAAACACTGAGCACTTTTTGTATGGTAATAAGGTGCATAAAGCATGTGAGTTATATGTTAAAGATGCCACACCATTACCTACTGAGTTTCAAGCTTTTGAACCTACCTTAGATAAGTTGTTAGCAATTCCAGGAGATAAATATTGTGAGTATAAACTAGGGCTGACTAAAGATTTAGAGCCTTGTGAATTCTTTGCCCCTAACGTATGGTGGCGAGGTGTAGTTGACTTACTTATAGTTAACAAAGAAGCAGGTCAAGGCACTTTAATAGACTATAAGACAGGTAAGTCTAGTCACTTTGCCGATACAAGACAGCTATCTCTATTCAGTTTAGCTATCTTTAAACACTTCCCAGAACTAACATCTGTTAAGGCAGGGCTTGTATTTTTAGTATCAAAAGAGATACTGAAAGAGGACTTTAAACCCGAAAAAATAGGTGAAATGTTTGCAGAGTGGAGTACAATAATAAAAAGAATGGATAGTGCTTACGAGACTAATGTCTTTAATGCGGTGCCTAATTTTGCATGCCGTAAGTTCTGCCCTGTTCAATCATGTGCTCATTGGGGAAAATAATGGCTAAAGCTAGGGATTATCAAAAAGAAAATATATATAAATCACAACCAGACCAAATTAAAAAACGTGTAGAAAGAAACAAAGCTAGACGTATAATGATGCGTTTGGGCAAAGTGCATAAGGGTGATGGTATGGATGTTGACCATATCAAACCTTTAAGCAAGGGTGGTGCTAATACAGTTAGTAATATGCGAGTTAGAACAAAAAGTGAGAACAGTTCTTTCTCTCGCAATAGTGATAACACACTAAAACAAAACGTACCAACAAAGAAGAAAAAATAAAAGTTTCATCCGCAAGGCGCGAGTGCGGTAAAACCGTGTCAGTTATGGATAGGTTTCCTTTCTAAAATAATAAACCTATGCTGTGGCAGACAATAGGCACGCTACTTCCCTCTCTCGGTGGCGTGTCTATTTCTTTTTAAGGAGATACTATGGCTAGTAAAAATGATATAACAGGTGATTGGATACAATCTAAACCTAACAGTGATATGTTTGAAAAGAACTTTGATTTGATATTTCGTAAGCATTTAAAAGAACATAAAGAAACACATGAAAAGTTAGCAACGTATGAATTAAATAAATCTACAGGGGAAGTTCAAAAAGTATTTGACTTTGAAGAACATAAGACTACAATAGAACACCCAACTAAAGTAAATGAAAAGTAATGGAAATATATAAAGACAAGGCTCTAATCGTTAATACGAAAAGACCACAATTAATTTTAGATAAAATACCTAAGAGCAAAATTATTAGAACTCATGAAAATGGCGTAGCACAAGTCATTGTTAATTGGGGACTAGAAGAAGTGCTTGCTCTATCAGAACTAAGAGTTAAGAATCCACCTTCCCCTATTAGTATAGAATACAAATGGCCTGGAATTCATACCCCTTTTGACCATCAACGAACAACCGCTGAATTTCTCTCAGCTCATAAACGTGCCTATTGTTTAAGCGAAGCAGGCACAGGCAAAACTTCCGCAGTTATATGGGCCGCAGACTATTTAATGAATAAAGGATTAATCAAACGCATGTTAGTTGTTTGCCCATTATCTATCATGCAAGCCGCATGGCAATCAGACTTCTTTAAAACAGCTATGCACAGAACTGTGGGTATTGCTCACGGAACAGCCGAGAAAAGAAAGAAAGTATTTGCAGAGAATACTGACGTAGTTATTATTAATTACGATGGTATTGAAATAGTAGAAAAAGAAATTACTAATGGTAATTTTGATTTGATTGTAGTTGACGAAGCTAACTATATTAAAACTGTAACTACACGCAGATGGAAATCAATAAACAAGATTGTAAACCCCAACACATGGGTATGGCTCATGACAGGAACACCTGCCGCACAATCCCCTGCCGATGCTTACGGACTAGCCAAACTAGTCAACCCTTCATCAGTTCCTAAATACGCTGGCACATTCAAAGATATGGTGATGCAAAAGATAGGACAGTTTACTTGGGTGCCACGTTTCAACGCACAAGATACTGTATTTAAAACTCTTCAACCTGCTATTCGTTACACCAAAGAAGAATGCCTAGACCTACCTGCTGTTCTATACACTACTCGTGAAGTTCCATTAACCGCGCAACAAGAAAAGTATTATAAGAAGCTGAAGAAAGATATGTTTGTACAAACTTCTGGTGTAGATGTAACAGCAGTTAACGCAGGAGTTATGCTCACAAAACTATTACAAGTTAGTGCAGGGTCAATCTATTCTGACGATGGACAAGTTGTGGAGTTTGATATAGCTAATCGAATGACTGCTCTTAAAGAAATTATCAGTGAAGCAAGCCACAAAGTATTAGTATTTTGTCCGTTCCGTCATAGTATAGAGAAGGTTATGACCGAGCTAACAAAAGATAAAATACCTTGTGAAACTATTCATGGTGATGTTTCAATGAATAAACGAACAGAAATATTTAAAGCATTCCAAGAAACTAAAGATCCCCAAGTATTAGTCATTCAACCTCAAGCGGCATCTCATGGTGTTACATTACACGCAGCTAACGTAGTTGTATTTTGGTCACCTGTGATGTCTGTTGAAACATATATACAGTGTTGTGCACGTGTTGATCGTGCAGGTCAACGTAATCCTATGACTGTAGTTCATTTACAAGGAAGTCCTGTAGAAACAAAGATTTACAAGATGTTGCAAAACAAGATAGACCACCATATTAAATTAGTAGATTTATACAAAGAGGAGATAAGTGAATGATATTAAATACTTTTATGGCGGCATTCTTACTGTATAACTTTAACGCAAGTAAATGGTGGTGGGTGGGATTAATTATTATCTGCTTACTAGACACTTTTCACGAAATAAATAAAATTGACAAAGTAAAGTAAGATGTTATACTTATAGTTCAATGTTTAAGAGGAGGATGTATGGAAATAAACGAAGTTAACCTAGAAAAACTTATGACTACTGAAATAGCCATGAGAGACAAGATAGATGATTTGGAAAACCAAATTAAAGATATTAAGGCACAACGTGAACAAGTCCAGATGGCTTTAAACGAAGCGTGTCGACAATTAAATGTAAGTAGTTTAAAAACAAAAGTGGGAACCTTAACTAGAACACTTAAAACCAGATATTGGACAAGTGATTGGCCTTCTATGTATAACTTCCTTAAAGAGAACGATGCACTAGAGTTGATGGAGAAACGTATTAGTCAAACTAATATGAAAGATTTTATTGCCACTAATCCTAATATAGCACCACCAGGATTACAAACAACTCAAGAGTATGCAGTTCAAATTCGAAGAAACAAAGATAATAAGGAGACAGTATGAGTACAGAATTAGATATATTTTCACAATCAACAGGCGTAATAGAACACGCTAAACGTAATGATGGTTTTAGTTCTAATGTAACAGCATCAACTATCACATCAAAAAGTATTACCATTCAAAACAATAGTTTTGTCATGAAAGTTAATGGCAAAGAAATGAGTCGTACAGATCAAAAGCATTTAGATGTTGTTATTGTTAACATTTCACCAGCAGTTCATAGACAATACTATAAAGAACAATACGACCCTAAAGCACAGAAAAGAAAACCACCTACATGTTGGACTCATGATAGTCAAGCACCAGCACCAGAAGTTGTAGATAAGCAATCTGCAAGTTGCACTAATTGCCCACAAAACATAGCGGGTTCTGGACCAGGTACTTCAAAGGCTTGTCGTTTTAGTCGTAATATTGCAGTTGTATTAGCTAGTGATATGGAAGGTGAAGTTTACAGAGTTAAGCTATCTGCTACATCTATCTTTGGTGATGGTGTTCCAGAAAGAAGACCTTTACATTTCTACAGTGATTACTTAAAAGCTAATGGTCAAAGTTTAGGAACAGTAGTTTCTCGCATGACTGTTGGAACTGATACTTCTAATATTGGATTTAAAGCTATTGCTAAATTATCTGATGATCAGTTTGCTTTAGCACAAGAAAAGTCAGTTAATGATGACGCTAAACGTGCAATCGTGTTAACAGTAGCTACAGATAAGGCAGACGAAGATGGTATTGAGTTTGAACAAAAACCTATTCAAAGACCTGCCGCACAACCAGCACCAGTGGATAATATTCCAGAACCAGTACTTAGAGATGCTAAACCTGTAGAACCAGCACCTATACCAAAACCTAAAATTGATCAAGGCGATCTTAGCTTAGATGATTTAGTAGCGGACTGGGAAAGTAAATAGTCAACGGGCGAAAGCACTTTTTATATGTTAAATTACTTAGACGGTATTTAATAACTAATCGCGAGTAGCTCACCAATTGCGAGAAAATAATGCAAATAAAAGAGTTTTTACAGCATGTATGGTCTGAAGAAGGCTGGTATTGCATTATTAATAAAGATGGTAAGGCGGTAACACCTGTCTTTCTAGAAACTATTGATGATGCAGTAAACGAAGTGAACAAACAGTTATCCCTTAATCGAGATGTCTACTTTGCTTGTTCTACTTTTAAAGAAGGAACTGAAAAGACACAGGATAATGTTAAGGAAGAGAAAATTCTCTGGCTTGATATTGATTGTGGTCGTGATGAAGAAAAGAATAAGTGGAAAGACTATCGAACTAAAGAAGATGGTTTAAAAGCTTTACGTAAGTTTACAGATCAAGCCAAACTACCAGAGCCTACAATCATAGACTCTGGCAACGGTATCCATTGTTATTGGCCTTTCACTCACCCTGTTCCTAAAGCCGCGTGGCAACCTGTAGCTGAAGGACTAAAATTCCTATGCGAGAAGTATGAGTTTAAAGCTGATCGTGCTTGCACATCAGACTCATCTCGTATGCTTCGAGTACCTAATACAAAGAACTTTAAGGATAGATTTAACCCTAAAGATGTTGTTATATTAAATCAAGGAACACCAACGTCTTTTGATGAGATAGCATCGTATATCCCTATCCATTTAGTTCCTAAGCCTCGTGTTAAAAAAGAGATGAATGAAGCTACCAAACTATTGATGGAAAATAGTTCATCAAGCTTTATTAAGATTATCAATCGTTGCCGTAACAACGATGGTTGTGCGCAACTAATGCACATCGCCACAAAGCAAAAAGAAATTGAAGAACCTTTATGGAGATCTGGCTTATCTATTGCGGCTTTTTGTGAAGACTCTGACACAGCAATACATACTATATCAAAACACCATCCAGGTTATGACTTCAATACTACCGAAGATAAAGCTAATCGTATTCCAGCACCACACACTTGTCGTGAATTTGAAAATAAACGACCCGAAGGATGTAAAGATTGTAAGCACAAAGGTAAGATTACTTCTCCTATTCAACTAGGTAGAGTTATTGCTCGTGCTCGTGGTGCAGATAATATAGTAACTGCAAAGTCTTATGAGTTTGGGGAAGAGTTAAAGTATGAGATACCAGACTTACCTCACCCATATTTTAGGGGCAAGAATGGCGGTATATACAAATCCCTACCCGATGAAAGTGATAATGGAATACAGATTTATGAACATGACTTTTATCTAGTAGATAGAATGCATGATTCTGTAACAGGTGAAATGTGCTGGTTTAAAGTTCATTTACCACAAGATGGTGTTCGTGAATTTATAGCCCCACTAGCTACAGTTCTAGCTAAAGATAAGGCTCGTGATTTAATTGTGTCATACGGTATTGTTTGCTATGGTAAACAACTCGATAACTTAATGGCATATATTGCAGATGTAGTCCGTGCTAAACAAAAAGAAAAGTCTGCTACTCACATGTATAAACAATATGGTTGGAATAAAACATTCAACAAGATACTTATAGGTAATCGTGAGATAGATGCATATCGTTCAACCTATGTTCCTGTATCAACAGACTTAGACGAAGTAAATTCTAAACTACACAAACAAGGTACCTATGAGTTATGGAAAGAGGCTATCAGTGTATACGAAAGACCAGGTATGGAGTTACGTGCTTTTGGATTCTTTTGTGCCTTTGGTTCATTACTTATGCCGTTGTTTGGTGGTAAAGAACAATCAGCAGTTGTAAGTTTTTACAACCCTAAAACAGGACAAGGTAAAACATCTATCTTGCAAGCTATGACTAGTGTATATGGCGACCCTAATATCAATGCTAAACTTATTAACGTATGGGGTGATACTCAAAACTCTGTAGTTAATCGTCTAGGGTATATGAATAACTTACCTACTGCAGTCGATGAGTTTACTGATGTAACGGCAGACGACTTGCACGAGTTTTTAAAGTTTGTATCTATGGGTCGTGGTAAGAACCGATTGGGTAATGGCATCAATAAGGAACGAGCCAACAATACAACGTTTAATTTAATATGCGTTCTTTCAAGTAATACAGATTTTAGAACAGTTATTCTTTCCAAAAAAGCACAATCGTCTGGTGAAATGGCTCGATTCATTCAGTTTAAAATTGACAAAGATACAACTTTAAATAAAGAAGATGCCGATGTTTATTTTGATAAGATGATGAATAACTATGGCCATGCTGGTGAAATATGGGCAGAATATTTAATACGTAATTTACCACGTGTTCGTGATCTATTAAAACAAATGCAGCTTAAGATTGATAAAGAGTATAGATTAGAAGGTGAAGATCGTAAATATTCAGTAACGTTGGCTGCCGTGTTTTTAGGTGCAACATTAGCTAAGAAGTTAGGTATCCACAATATAGATATAGGGCCTGTATATGAAGCAGTGCATAAAGCTTTAGATATTGGCAAGCAAGAATTAATAGAAAAAGACTTTAATCCTGTAGAAATATTAAGTACCTACCTACGTCTTAACTTTAAGAATACGTTAGTTATTAACAGTAAGGTTGATAGCAGGTCTGGATTACCAGAAGCACCTATACAGAAACCTATACATGAGTTAGCAGTGCGTATAGAACCCGACACACAAACCATATACATACCTAATTCAGCTATGACTGACTATCTTAAAAAGATTGGTATTGAACTTAAAGACTTTCTTACAGGACTAAGGGATCAAGAAATACTGCTTCCATCATCTGGTAAACTAAAGTCACTACATAAAGGTCTAGAAACATCAGGTCCACAAACTCGTTGTTTATGGATTAGTTCAGCTAAATTTGAAGATATAGGAGTAGAAGATGGAGTCTAATGGAATGGATTATCAGATTGATTGGCCTAGTTTTCAACCAGGTTCGTCAATCTTTATACCTGCTATTGATACTAAAGAAGCATTAAATGCTGTAAAAAAAGAGAGCAAACGATTAGAATTTCAGTTTGCTCACAAGATAGTTGTTGAGAATGGAATTAAAGGACTTAGAGTTTGGCGTTTATAAACCCGCTCTTTTCCTAAGATCTTCAATATTAGACAACATTTTTTGTTTTCTTAATCTAAGTTCACGTATTTTAATACCCTTTTCTTCTGGGCTCATTTCGCTATTTGGCGCTTCCATAATCTTAGTTTCTTGATGTCTGATGGTTGTTAGATTGCGGTTAATGTTGTTAACTTGTGCTTGCACATGAAGAATATCTTTATTCTCTTCTCTAAAGTTTTTAGTTTCTTCAGCAGTGCCGTAAGATTTTTTAAAGTTGTAAGAGTTAACAGCAGTGTTTACCAGCTCTCGTAACTCATAAAAGTCAGTCACATCTTTGTTACCAAACTCATGAGATACAAAAGCAGCTGCACCTGGTATTGAAGCTATAGTGTCACGGAATGATTTTTCTGGCGGACTTTTATCTTCAGACGCGGATATTACACGATCAACCGCCATTAAACCCAAGCCTGCAGTGTACCCAAAATAAGCTTTAAGAATATAATCTACCTTCATAGGTGACATCATTCCTGTACTACCTAAAACTTTAGCTAGTTCAGAAGTGTTAGGTGTATATTGATCTTCTGTATTTCTTTCTGAAATACCTTGCCCTACAATATCTCTTCCTGTGTAGAAGTCTTTATTTAAAGATACTTCAAATATAGGTTTAATAGCTTGAGGCATAACGTTAGGGCTTGCTATGGCGTTAATTAAACCCATCTTTAATGCATGAGCTGCTTTAGTTCCATCTTCAGCTCCCTGATCCAAATTCATTTGATAAATATGTTCAGGTAGAATTTTAGATATAAAAGTAAACAAATCAGAACGCAATGGTAAACTTAAACCATCAGTACCAAGAATAATTAAACGTTTATCACGAACAGATGGGTCTAATTTTTTATACCCCTCATCATCTGATATCATCATGTTATACACTAAGCTTGCAATAGAAACTTTAAATAGTGTTGAAGCTAACACTTTACGTGCTTCTGCTTTTTGTGATGGTCCAATACCACGACCCATTAAAACTTTACCTGTTACATTTAGTGCTTGTAGGTAAGCCCCAAAGAACGGAACTGTTTGACGTAGGAAGTTTACAGAACCAGATGCACCAGAACGTCTAAAGTTAATTACTTCAAACGCACGTTCAACAGCTAGAGCTTTATCGCCACCTTCAATCCTACCATTAACTTTCTTACCGCCTGTTTCAAGAAGTGTTCTATTATAGATAGCTTGACGAACAGCATTATCAGAAGCCATAGAGAAGTTTTCTAGTTTACCTTTAATTCTCTGATAGTTAGATGTTTCTAATAAATTAGATTTCATTTCAGCTTCAATACGACTAACAGCAGATGACCAATCTTTAGTACCTGTAGCACCACGTGCAGTTAACTCTTCATGCGCTTTACTTGTGCCACTTAATGTTTTAACAAACTCTTTAAATACTTCTAAAGGAATAGCAAAAGGATGTTTAACACCAGATGTAATCATAGCGTTGAATCCGTCTTGTGATAACTGACCTATAGAGAATAACGGATTTAATACAATGTTCTTACGTAGTAAGTTTGTAAACTTGGCTGCGGTAGATAATGCAGGGATAACAATAGGTTCCATACCTGTAAATGCATGAACAAATAACGGATCATCAAACTCATAATGTTGAACTTTGCCATCAACCCAAATGCCTGTAGTATTTTCGCCTTTACCTGTAGCAACTTTATCTACTTTACGAACTTCATCAGGAATATGTTTTAATGCAGCCTGAACTAAATCTGTTGCAGCACGGTTTCCAACACTCTTACGAATAGCATAACTTACCCAACGCTCCATGTTATCAAACACGTTGTTAATTTCTTTTTCGCTACCTCTAAATTTATCATTACGAGCAAGATCTATTAAACCACGACTAAATTCTTTAGGACCTGCTCTATTTTCTAACTGCTCTACACGATAGAAAGGAACATATTCAATAGCATCAAGAAGAATCTCAGCATCTATTTTATTGTATAGACCAGAGTCAACCATTACTTTTAAAGTATTTTCACGAGTCTTATTCCATTGTTCAACAACTTTATCCATGCCTTTAAGTTCTTTGAACAGTTTTAATCCTGAAGCAATTTCTTCTTCAGATAAATGAACTTTTACATGGTTAGCTTTATAATAATCTGTAGCATCTTTTTGTTTATTACGTACATTTAAATCACGAGTGTGGTCTTCTACTATTTTATTTTTAGCTACAATACCGTTACCAAACTCACCATCTAATGTACCATAACGTCTAGCAATTAACGCTTGACCTGCATACTTCTGCATTTCCGCTAATGGTACCCCGTTTAGTTTAGCGGCTTCATCTAGTGACTCAACCATTTTTTTCCAACTGTGTGGACTATCAGTCACTACATACTTATGTTCAGTTGTGTTATATTCAATACCACCATGTTCAATAAATTGATGAGCTAAAGCTTCACGATGTAGAGCTTGTGAAGTTGAGATTTGATACATGACATTCTTCATGGTATCCCATGATAAGCCATCTTTCTCCATACTTCTTATGATACGATTATTAAATGCCGCATCAGATGAGAAGAACATAGTCTCAGCTTTATCTAGAGTTTTTTGCAAGAAAGTAGTTTTGTCTTTGTTAATCTCTTTAATATTATTATAGGCAGTATGGAACAAGCCCGGGTCTTTTGTAGACTCATTACCACCAGCTTTCTTAAACAAATCATTTAAGTGTGCATTGGGTTCAGGTTGTTTTTTAGCAAATTGAATCCCTTCTTTAGATTCACCTTTTAAGTTACCTGCTAATGATTCACGAAGTGAACGAGATACTAAATCGTGTAAGTCTTTGACGCTTAGTGTATCAGCTTTGATTAAGCCTTTTCTAAGAAGAAAGTTTTTAACCGCCGCAATAATACGTCTAACCAAACTATGATTAGGTGCTGACTCAACAAGCTTTGCTAGAACTTCTTCCTGATATGGTTTTGAACCAGGAGTTAATTCGGAATAATTTTTATCCACAAATGCATGAGCATCTGTTACGCGTTGATCTTTACCGTTAAGATATTCAAAACGTTTTAATACATCGTTATATATTTCGGAACTTACCATTTTTTCTAATCCATAATGTACACCTGTTTCGTGGTGTAGATAGCCTAATGCTTCACCTTCGTTTAATCTATCGTGGATAAGGTATGCCTTACCTTCGTGATAGAATGCAGGTGAGTTTGCAGGAACTGTAGCTCTTTCTGGAATTTCTTTAGATGATATGACATTTAGATCACCACGATCCATAGCTTTTTTACCGTTTGGACCTACAGCATCAATTATTTCTTTTTGAACATTTTCTTTTGTGCGACCTGTGTCTGGAATTTGTTCACTTTGTTTAGCATACATGTCATCAGATTTGATTTCTTGTTTTTGCAGTAAAGGCTCACGCTTACCTGTGTAGTCTTCAATGAATGCATCAATCATTGCATTGTATGCTTGTGGGTCTTTAGCAAATTCAGATTCTTTATTCTTACCTAGTTTTTTAGGTTCATATCTAAACATTGAATCTTGCAGTTTATCAAACGCTGCAATCTCTTCTGGTGTAGCTTTGCGCTTAAGAATCTTATCAACCACATTCTCCATACGATGGTTAACGAGGAATTCTTTGCCGCGTAATATAGTATCTTCAATATCAATATCTGATTTAGTAGCGTTCTTTAAATCTTCTACTAACCACTTAGGAGCATCTTCCATTTGTTCTAAGTTTCTAGACAAATATTTAGCTCGTTTTTCTAACTCATTTACTGGAGGTAGATTTTTTTCTATTTCAGATTCTTGTTTAGAACGTTCAATATTACGTTGTTCTCGAAGTGTTTTTAAAAACTCTACACGTGCGTCATATCTTACATTAGGATCAGGATGACTTAAACGATCCATAAAACTGGTAGGTGTTAATTTATCTTCAGGTTTAACATATTCTAAAGACTTAGCTTTTAAAGAACCTTCTTGTGGTATCTGCTGTTGGAATTTTTGTGCTTTATCAGCAACATCATAATAGGCTCCAAGAGGGGCTTCACCTTTAAGTTGATTATTTAATGCAGCGGATTGTTTTGCTTTTCCAGCATCAGATCGTCCAACAACATCCCTATTAGACTCCACTGCGCTAACGTCAGCTTGTTTAATTCCTGTGGTGGCTTTAGGTCCTCTGACACTAGGACTTGAAACGCCATCTCGATTTCCTTCGAGGTTAAGCTCAGGTTGTCCTGTAACATTTTGTTCTCCTGTTTTTGGTAGTGTATCATTTAAAAATTTTTCTATTTTAGCTTGAGTTGTTGCAGAAACACCATTTCTTGAAGCGTGTTGATCTAGAACACTTCGGATAATTTTGTTTTGTGTAGCATCATTAGCATCAAACCCAACTAATGCATCATGTGGATAAGCAGACCTACCAATACCTAAACTAGTTAATAATTTATTAGTTATAGTGTATGGTTCTTGCGGTGGTGGAGGTGTTTCAGTCGGTTCAGTAAACAAGTCTCCTTGCTTACTACCTTCTAGTTGTTTGGCTTTTATATCTTCAGGAGTTTCACCTAGAGGTAATTCTAGTTGATCTTTTAAAGGTCTTCTGTAATCAGCTTGTTGTGCTTCATAAGCTTTATTAGCAGCTTCATTAGACTGATTAGCCTCTTTAACTTTTTCCATCTCAGCTTGAATGTCACGAGCTTGTTGCTGAAGTTCGGCAATTTTTATGTTCTCTTGGCGAGAAAGTTCACGAGTTTGAGCTAGTTCACGAAGTGAACCAAGTTCATTTTGTATCTTGTCGTACTTTACTTTACCAGCTTCAAGTATTGTTTCAGCTTGGGCACGAGGACCTCTAAGATTCATAGCTCCAAAGATAGGAGATAGTAGTAGTGCTTGACCTGCGGTTTCAGCTAGTTCTTGACCAGACATTAAATCTTGTCCAGCTTGTGCACGTCGTAGTTCTTCAGTACCTACCATTAAACCTGTATTAGATATAGTATTGACACCCATATTCTGAGCATACTGTGTCCACTTACCTGTAAGTTCTTTTTTAGCTGCGTCTAATGTTAGTTTACCTTCTACAATTTCAGGGGCTAACAGTTTAGCTTCTTCAATTAATTTAGGCCCTACTAATTTATTAATTTTACCTGCACCTGGTACACCAAGTGCTGCAATAGATGCTTGAACACCACCAATTAAAGCTGCTGTAACATAGTTAGGGTCTTTACCTGCGTCTTTCTGTGCTTTAACGTTCTCACCCATTTCAGGTAAGAAATCAGTTAATGCAACACCTGCCGCAGTAACACCTGCTTCACCTAGTAAACCTAATGCCGCTTCTGGAGCTACAAAAGGAGCTGCCATACCAGCAGCAATAGGCGCACCAAATCGACCTACCATTCCACCTAATGGTTCAGCTATATACTTTTCTAAATACGCACCAGCAGCAGGTAATATACCTTTAGCCTTGGCGCGTTCTATATCTTCTTGAGTAGTACCTTCATGAGTTTTTGCGGCTTTTTGACGTTGTTCTTCTGCGGCTTGATCAAAGCCTAAAGCTTGTTCAGTACCCGCTAATGCTTCACGAGCACCTGCCTTAACAGATGATAAAAATCCTGTTCTAGCTTCATGTTGTTTTTGACGTTGTTCTACAACTGATTTATATTCAGGAGTAGTAGCTAAAACTGCAGCTAGATGAGACGCAGCGTCAGTATCACCAGCGTCATGAGCATTCTGTAATGCCTGAACTAGATCTGATATTTGCATTTAAATTACTTTTTAGCGTTGTTTAAGTATTGGTTTACTAAGTTTACTGTCTTATCGTCTACTTTTAAAGCATCATCTTTAGAGTAATAGGCTTGTTCAAATTGAGACCTTTTCATTACATCGGTTTCGCCTTCATGCAATTTTAAATAAGCAGCATAAGCAGTATCAATATCTTTTTGTTTACTCTTACCTAAATAAAGATCTTTAAGTTCTTGATCTGCGTTGATACCTTTAAGAGTAGCAAGTTCACTAGGATCTTTTTTAGCTATGAACGCGTTAGTAGTTGCATTCATCATACCCACTCTATTTTGCATATCATGGCCACGAGCTTCTTCTGCAATTTTAGCTTTTTCTCTTCTATCTGTATGCATTTCTTTATAGATATCAGCAGTTACTTTAAGAGCATTTTGTTGAAGTTCCATTGAAGTTTTAAGGTCTCCCACACGTCTAGCAATTTCAGCTTGTGTAATATCGTATTGAGCTTTTTTAATATCAGCCATATGTTTTTCTTGAGCTTCTTTATCTTTAACATACAAAGGAATTTCTTGAGCTAATGCACCCATAGCGGCTTTAATAACTCCACCAGGCTGAGTTGCCATTGTAGCAAACATTGTTGCACTATGTAACCAAAACATCTGCCTATCTTTTTCTTTAGCTCCATCAATTTCATCTTGGAATTGATCAAAACGTGCTTTAGCGTATGGCGCTAATTCAGGTTTATTTACATAAATATCACGTAATCCATCAGCAAATATTTGACTCAGATTATCTTGTTGTGAAATAATACCTTTAAGTTTAGTATCTATATCATCTACAGGTGCTTGAACATCATTGCCTTTAGGAGTTGGTCCCGTAAGTTTAGATATTATTTGATCTAAAGTTAACTGATTATTTTCTGTTGGAGTACCAGCTGCTGGAGTTGGTTTTTTATTAGCTAATTGAAACGCTAATTGTCTAGCCGCAGGATCATCTACAGGAGCTTTTGCAACTGCTGCTGCAGGTTTTTTTAGTTGATCTTGCCAATTTAAACCATTATTAACATTACTTTCACCAGCTAATTCCATTAACCTATCTCTAGTAGGATTAGAAACAGGGCCAGATCTACCTAAAGTTAATTTAGAATCATCGGCTTTAGGCATATCAGAAATACCAAACTCATTTAGTGTTGATCTAGTATAGTCGTAATCGGGTGAACGTACAGGATCAGTGCCTTGTTGCCATTTATCATATGCATCAGATGCTTGTTGTTGTTCATCAGACATAACTTTATCGCCTGTTTTAAAAGCTACGATACCACCAGGAGCCATACCAGGAACAGCGCCCATCTGTCTATCAACTAAAATTTGTTTGATTTCAGATAGCTCAATACCTTTAGCTTGTTTAGCCATTTCCTGTAATTTTTCAGTAGGTAGTTTTTCTAAGTTAGCAGCAACAGCGCCACCTACATCAAAGTTTTTAACTGATAAAATACCACCCGATGCCCTAGGAGTTGCTGCACCTAACGAACCAATAGCACCAGCTGAACCTATCATTTGAGTAGCAGCTGAAGGTTGAGCTTGATACATAGAAGTAGTAGGAGCGCTTAATGGTAAGCCACGAGTTAGGTTAGACATAACACCTAATTCCATTAATGGATATTGTTGAGCGTTACCATAATCTTGAATAGCTTGATTAATTTTTTGTTGTTCTGCGGCTGTCTGTTGAGCACCAATTTGATTTTGAGTGCCAATAATACCTTGTTGAGCTGCTAATTCTTGAGACCCTAAACTACCTAAAGTACCCGCTGCTTGACCTGCTTGACCATAACCCTGAAGTGCTGCTTGTTGTCCTTGAAGTCCTAAATTAGAACCATATTGTTGTGCTTGTTGAGCTGCTTGGAAAGCTTTATCATAAGCTGATCCAATCATTTGACTTTGAGCTTGACCTAAATTACGTTGATTTTCTGCTGCCATTAATGCTTCACGACTACCACCAAATGCACCTGCGCCTGTAGCCGCTGATTGTTCTTGCGTTCCTGTAATACCATATTGTCTACGTAATTCTGCTAATGCTGGATCTAACGTATCCTTTAAATAAGGATTCATAAAGTTTTTCATAGCAGCTGGATCTTGTGCCATTTTCATATAGTCATTACCAGCTCCAGCCGCAGTGGTTGCTGTGCCTAATGAACCAAGACCACTTGCTGTAGCCATACTAGTTCCTGGAGCAAATTGACCAGGTACATTTAAACCAGCAGCTTGCGTTTGCGCTTGTTGTTGTAGCGGAGAAAATCCTGCTACGTAGTCATTCATATTAGTGCTGTATGGAGTATAAGGTTTGAGGCCATTTAAAGTAGTATTACCTTGGGCATCAGTAGTTGTATTAAACAATTGATTTTGAGCAGCGCCAAGCATGTTCTCAACATAACCTTGAGCATACTCAGGAATGTTAGTGGTTACAGTAGTATTTTGTTGAGGCGGTGGTGTATCATCATCACCTAAATGAAATGTAGTTAATTTAACCCAAGTTAAAGGGTTAAAAAAGAAATTAAATAATGACATCATTTTCATAACATATTCCTATAATAATTTTTCAACAACATTGGTAGTTTTTTCTAGTCCCATTACCATTTTATAAAGTCTTGCTTGTGCATCTTTAGCTTGTGCTTTAATTTTTGTAGCCCCTTGACTTCTTGCAAACTGTTCAATTTGGTCAGTGACTTCTTTTACTACTATATCTTTACCGCCAGCAGCGGCTATATTAAGAACTCTGTGTGTTGGAGTGTTCATAAAATACATAAGAAAAGCGCCTATAGTAATATTATCTTCAACAACAATTAATAAATTATAACTTCTATTAAGTACATTTAATTTAAAATATTCAATAGTATGTTCATCAAGTTCTGATCTATCAGAATCTGTAAAAAAATCTTTAACTTTATCCCATACGTTATACATATGGATTACATCTACCGTCTGTAATACTTTCATTTAGGTAGATATTTATTAGGATTAATTTGTGTGCCTTGAGCTTTTTTACCTGTGCGAGCTACTCTTACTTGATCCATCATTTTATGTAAATGTTTAGCGCCTGCATCTGTTGAGCCATTGCCTAAATGAGATACTACATCAGCAGGTACTACAAATTCACCATCAGCTAAACGAGCTGGTTGACGATCAGCAATAGTAGCGGGGATATTATCACTCATACCATCACCTGGACCTTTAAGTAATCTAGGTTGACGTCCACCCGCAGCATAACCGCCTAAGCTATAACCCATTATACCACCACTAGCAGCTTGAACTGCTTGTTGTTGTGCTTGAGCTAGTTGAGGATGAATTTGTTGTGCTTTAAAAGGCATAACTTTAGTCATAAAATCAATTTTTTTAGCTCTTGTATTTGCCGCTGCTAATGCATCTTGAGTAGCAGTATCAGCATCTGTATCGGTATAAATACCTGTATCAGCAGATGGTGCTTCTTTAAATTTAGGATTAATTTTTTCTTTATACAAATCAATTAAAGGGTTTGATGTTTCTCCACCAGCAGCCATTCCTAAAGGTTGATTGCCTGTGTATGGATTTGTTTGTGGTTCATACCCAGAATTTACTATTTCAGCACTAGTAGGCATTTGTGAAGGTACCGCAAATTGAGTATGGTCTTGTTGACTTTGAGGATACATTTGGCCTGGTTGTGGTGTAGTAGCAGGGCCACCCATAGCTAAACGCATAATACCACCTTGAGCTGCATAATGAGGGGTATAGTGAATAGGAGTAGCTCCAGCAGGCTGATAATTACCCGCTAAATGGTATTTAGATAAAGGACCTGTATATTTTGGAGGAGGTTTCAACCCGTTTGGGAAAAGTTTATCGTATATTTTTCCCGCTGCTAGTGCCGCCGCAAAAGAAGATTTAGGATGAGCTTCTACATAGTCCATGCCTTTTCCAAGTTTGTCACCAATTTTAGAAAACATATCAGATGCAGTTTGAGCCCCTTCACGGAATGGATCATAAATACCTTTATCTAATGCTTGTGTAGGAATGCCTTGACTTGGTGCTCCATTACTTGCTTTTATTAAATCTTGAGTATTAATTTGTCCTGATTGAGGAACACCTTGTGTAACATCATATGCTTGACCTGTAATTTCATTAACTCCTGTAGCTCCTGAATTAATGCCATTAGCGCCTGTTTGCATTAAATTTTCAGTAGGAGGTATGTTAGTAGCTCCCATATTACCTGGACCCATTGAGGTATCTAGTGCAGCGTTATTAGCTTGTAAAATACCTTGTGAAGCATCGGCTACTTCAGGAACCGCGGCAGTGGCAGCTTCAGGAACAGCAGCGGTAGCAACTTCAGGTAAAGCAGCAGTGGCTGCTTCAGGTAAAGTAGTTAATGCTGCATCAGTTAATGCAGTTTCAGCTAATCCTGTTGCCGCAGCATCAGCAGCCAACGCAGTTCCAGTTTCTGCTGCAGTGGCAGTTAATACTTCAGGTAGCATTGCTAAAAACGTTTCCATATCAATTCCTTAAAAATACATTGTTGTTTTTGAAATATAATACCATATTATGTGCCCTGTGCACCACTAACAATTATAGAACATCCAGTAGCAGAGGCTTTGATTTGAATGGTATCACCTGCATTCATAATCTGAACCCCATTCCAACGAAGGACACTATTAGCGGCTACTGTTGTATTGTAGTATAGAGCGTTTGTTGTGTCTGCAGAACCCCCGCTAGGTACTAAATGAACATATACCCCTAAAGATCCAGCAGTAGTGTTACAAATATTAATATCTTTTACAAAAGTTCTTGTTGCTGGAACGGCAGGAATAGTTGATGCCGTAGGTACTGTGTATACTGTAGTATACGCCGCAGTTATTGCCCCTACCCCTAATTTATAGCCTATGATATTTTGAAAATTAGCCATTAAATCCCCCCCAACCAGCTGATAGTAAGCTGACTATATAAAGCATCAGCAAATAATCTATTGTTATTATCGTTTTGTGTATAGTATAAACGTTGCGCATTGTTTAATTGGTCTTGATAAGTTTGATTATACTCAACAGGCGCAATCGGTAAGTTAGGCGATACTGCCGTTAGTATGTTCTGGTTATTTTGTGCGTTAGCCATTATCTTCTTCCATCAGGTCTGATATCAATACGAGGCATACCTAATTGCCATGCCACACCTACACTGTTAGATTCTATACGGAAAGCCATTTGACGACCACGTAGTCTTGTATATACTTGACCTGTAAATTGTTGAATTGTATATTGACTTTCAACGGTATAGTTATCACTGCTTATAACTTGAGGGTTATCTGCTGAACCATAAGCGGTACCTGAATTTTGACGAGGCTTTACGGTCATTGTAGCATATGGATTATTTACGTTAGAGCCATTAAAGTTAATATCAGGTAAAATTCTCCAAACAAATCCAAAGTTATGGCCATCTCCGATATCAAAATCTGATGATTGTACGTAAGAATCTATAGCACGAGTTTGTTCTCCTGCACTATCATCTACACCTGATTCATGATTAAGTAAATACCCTACATCACCTGAAGCGGTAATGGTAGTACTAGCTACTGTTTGATTATTATTAACATTGTATGTACCTATGCCACCCGTACCTGTACCATAGCCTGTAATAATTGTATTACCGCTAATACCTGAACCTGATATGGTAACGTCTAGCCCTATAACACCTGAAGTAACGTTAGTTACAGTTAAAGTATTTCCTGTTATAGAACCTGTAAAGGTAGCAGAAGGAATATAGTATGCAGCTACTGGATTTTGAAGTGTACCTGAATCTAACCAAGCAGTTCTTTCCATTGAACCATAATACCAAACACGATCAAGATAGTTATATATAACATACTTGTCGATAACATTAGTTCCATTAGAACAATAGAACCACCATACTTCATTATAACCTTCATTAGACCCTGCAAAAATTTGATATGCTTGAGTTTTATCAATATCATTAAATACGTATTGGCGCAATGCACAAGGTAATGTTTCAACACGACCTGAGTACATATAAAATTTCTCATTACCCATCCAGTAAGTTACGTTATTTACAGTAACCATACAGTTAGGTGATATAACAGAGATGTTATCCATAAGAATATTAAAGCTCCACACATAAGGGGCTCCAATATACTGCATTGAATAAAGTGCTGAATCTGTCCATACTAGAATTTCTTGACGGGTTGCACGAGCACCCATAATGTATGAACCATTAGTCAGTGCAAATTCACCTGACTGGTTTGTAATAGAGGGTATCCATTGGTAAGGATTAGCTTGATCTGACCATCTAACAAGTAATGGATTAAATGCACTGTTGGGAGTTCCTGGTATATAGGAATTAGATCCAAATGCTATAATAAATTCTTGAATGGCAGATGATACAATCTGGTATGTTTGAGTAGGAACATATGTGCCATCATATCCCACTGCAGTTGATTGAGTACTTAATGATTGTGCACGAGTATTAGCACCTGATGGATAAGCACCATTAGGTATCCAATAATAAATAGCACCGCCACGAGGAGCAATAAATAAATATTCTCCAAAGTTATCTGCTGTCCATAACCTAAGTTGTATGCCTAAAGATGTAGAACCTGTAAAGTCAGTACCCCAACCATAAGAAGTTGATTGATCAATTACAGTAACAGTACCACCACCTGTTGCAGGCGCAGAAGCCGTTAAACCACTTGCTAAAGTTATAGAATATGAGTTTGCATTAATATAAGTTATTTGGAATGTAGCATTTAAAGCCGATGCCGCTACACCACCTACAGCCGATGCATTAGCAAAATTTACGTAATTACCTGTGACTAAACCGTGAGCTGTTTGGGCAACGGTAATGGTTCCACTAGAAGTTGCTGTTGTAAACGGATTAGTAAGAATTGCTACAATAGGTGTAATTGCTCCACCCCATGGGCTAGTACCCCAACCTGTACCATAAGAATAAACATTAAGACCTACAGGAACTTCATATTGTGCAGTAACGCTACCGCCACTAAGATTTACAGTTGATGTAGCATTAGCTGATGTTGTAAATGTCCAAGTATCATTAATTAAATCAACGGATAAAACTAACTGTTCTGTGTTGATCAGTGTAGAAGATACACCACCAATAGTAGATGCACCTGATAGTACAACATAATCTCCAATATTAGGTTGATAACTAGTGTCTGTAACTGTGATTATATTAGAGCCGTTAACTGTTGATAGCTTATTAACTAAAGTAGAAGTTGCGTAGATAGGTGTGATGTCTGTATAAAGACCTCCAAACTCTACATAATATTTAAGATTAGTACCAACACCGATATAGTTGTTACTACTTAAATCATACCATTGCCATAAAGTTCTTGCTGCACCTTTATAGGTGTTATTAGAAAAACGAGACCATCCACCAATCTTTTCAGGAAAGCCAGAACGGAAACGAATCTTGTCGCCATCGTACCAACCACCTTCATTGGCATAATCAGTACCTTCTCGATTAAGGCCTGGTCTAAATTCTAGTTTTTGTAATGGCATTAAAAGGGCCTTGTTCCTGATTTATCAATAATCAAAACCTGTTTACGAGGTTTATCTGCAACGTTGTTTGGGATAGATATGTGTACCCAAGAATCAAATTCTCGGATTAGTTGGTCATACTCAATATTACTTTTAATAACGAAGTTAACGATGTCATTCGGAGTTAACCCTGGTACCTTAATATCAGCGGCACACCCATTACAATGTTGTGAAGTAGGTTTACTTCCTACAGCTTCGTTTACTTTGGGACTACGATAAGCTGAGTTAACCATAATAGGTTTTCCTACAACACGTCTTACTTCTTCTAAAAACTTAGCAAGCCTAGTTAGATTTGCAGTTATTATAGCATCGGGTGTGTTGTCTAGCCCTTGGCGTTCTGCAATTTCACTATGAGTAAGTTCCTCTAGTGTGAAATTAGGACTTAACTTCATTTCTTTTTAATATAAAATAAACTACGTTCACCGAATAGGTAGAATCCTACAGCAGACGCAAAGTTGTTAACTTGATCAGACATGCTACCTGTAATCACAGTATAACCCCATACACTTAATACTAAAACGCCTATAATAGGACGCATTAAACGTACAATTGCTTCAACCCAAGGAAAACTAGGGTTACCAGAGCCTGCTTCATTCATGACTTTAAAAAACTCTAAATCTATGTTTTTCATCGTAGCATATTGTTCAATCGTAGCAGGCTTGAATTGATCAGGTGCTACAAACTTATTTATTAATGATTTACCTAAGTCCATAACGACTGGGGCAAAGGCTGATAATATTGTAATTGGATCCATGTTACTCCTTATACTACTTTAATATTAATAACTTTTTTAGACTTTGGAATACCGTTTACTACGCCTAAAATATCTTGTCTATCTGCTTTTTGCGGACCTTCTATATAGTAAGGTACCGCACCTGTTAACATTTCCCATCCAGCTAAGAAGAAAGGAATGTTATCTGAATAAGCATTGTCACAACCTAGTTCCCACATTGGACCGTGTAAAAACATACATGAGCCTTGGCATATTTGTAATACTGGACAATTAGGGCACTCTTCTCTGTGTGACCAGTGTGTACTTGTGTTTAACTTTATATTGTCATAGTCAGCAACATTACCAATAAGATGGCTTTCACCATTAAACCCAGTAGCCACTGCACTTACATTCTGACAAGTTAATACATTACCTTTTAAATCTACTGCAATATCTTCAGGTCTATCCATACCACATTTTTGACCTACGCTAGTAGCGGGTTGCTTATTTTTAATAGAATCAATAAAGTTCTTTATCTTAGTTTGAGTTACTCCTAGATTAGAACCTAACCCAGCTCTTAATTCTTTAAAACTATTACTACGAGATTCAATATGTTCAGCGGGGTCTGTTATACATAAACTAGCACCACCTTCATCATAAGGATCAATAAAAGCACCCTCACCTATTAAAGCATCAAATCCTAACTTTTCTTTAAACCATGCACTGATAGCAGCGCGACTTAAGTTGTTCTTATGCACCATAGCATTAAAACTAATCTTGCCTTTTGGATTTAGTTTGGTCCATAAGTAAATAATGTTATGGAGCTTTTCTTCATCATCAAAAGGATCTAAACCTCTAACATGGTAGCCTGGGCCGTCATGTGATATACCAACTCTAAAATCTAATGCATCTAACCAATCACTTTTTTCTTCATCAAGCAAAGTACCATTAGTTATCATTGTTAATTCAGCTTTAGGGTATTTAGCTTTAATACCTTCAGCTAGTGGCTTTAAACTTTTCCAGTAAACTAAAGGTTCACCGCCCCAAAATTCTACTCTAACATCTTCGCCATCTACGCTTTCAAACCATGTAGGTAATTGAGCTAAGAAAGGTTCTACATCATCTTTATTTGTTTCATCAGCTTTAGGCACAAACCTTTGGCTGCAATAAGTACATTCATAATTACAAGATAAACCTAATTGTATTTTAAGCTTTTTAATATTACGGCTTTTACCTAATGGTGTATTTTTACTAACCGTAGCTACAGGTTTATAATCTTTTGTATTATCAGGTGTTCCAAATTCTATTTCTTTTTCATCTGCATCAAATACTTGTGATGTCATGTTGTCATACCAAAAATCAATAGGTTCATTGGTAATAGGTTTAACACACCTAATTATAAATCTAGCCATTTTGTAATTCCTATAATGTAATGTAATTTCTTACAGTTTCTACTACTTTTATGTTTGTTGCTAAAGCAACAGTGTCAACACTTCCTAAATTAATTTCACTTGTATGGAATACTGAAGCAGGATGTATAGTTAAAGTCCCTGGTATAGGACTTATTGGAAACAACATACTGTGATTCAATAATCTACTTCTTGCGGGCATAGGGTCAATTAAATGTAACCTATTACCTGCTGGTTTTTGATGCGTATTGTTATTTGGAAAATCAGTAACTTCTAATGATAACCACAATACTGCTACATAATCTACACTTCTATGATTATGCGGTTTAGCATATTCACCTGGACCAAACTTACGCATACTTGATACCGCTTCAAACTGAATTTCTTCAGGGGTATTAAACCCTTCAGCTTTAGCCATCTGAACCATTCTGTCTTTTAACATTTTTTTAAATATTTGACAAGGTTCTCTATTATCAGCTAGTAAATTGTAAGCTACCTCTTTTGATTTACGCATATGGTATGGAACATGAGCTTCAGGGTGTCCTGCTTCATATTCTTCACCAATAGCAATTATATCTTTTAAAAACTGTTCTGTAACTTCAGGTGCACGTTGTTCAAATAAAATATTAGTTGGCCAAAGATGCGCAATATTATTCAACAGTTATTACTTTCTTTGATACACCATGCCAGAATTTATAACCTGTTTTTATAGTAATAGTTTCACCTGATTCTAATCCATAAGCATCTAATACAAATGATTTTCCACTAGCTACACGGGTTCTATTAATAATACCTATATCTGTTTCAAGATATACAATAGTACCGTTAGTACTTGATACTGTATATTCTAGTTTTTCCCCTGCTTTAATAGTTCCTGGACCGTCAATAGATATAGGCATCCAAGCATCTAGAAATTGTTTTGTTGACGCTATAGAAATTGCCGAAGGAATATCTCCATCAACTGTAATGTTTGCTGAATCTGTATCGCGATATATAATAATTAGATCATCTACAGAACAATCTTTGGTAGGGGTTAATATATATACATAAGCATATGATCTAAAACGTCCATTGACTACAGACCAAGGAGACCCTGATAAAAATTTACCTGGAGTTGTTTCTTCACTATCAAAACTTTCACCTGATTTAGATTTTTCTGGAAGTGATAATTGGGTTGTTTCTAAAGCTACCAAATCAGATACTTCATCATTAATCATTTTTTTAGGAAGTAGTGCAATACATCCATGATCTTGTGAGAATTTAGTAACCAATTCAGAAAGTTTAAAACTTCCTACGGCTTTAGTAATACCAATTCCACTAACTCCATCGTTAGTAGCATCAATAATATCTAATGAAATTTCATCACCTTCTATAGTAATTTTATTTTTAGATAATGTTCTGTTTGTTGTTAGTTTTAAAAATACCATAATTTTTCCTTTATTTTAGCAATTACATGCACAATTACAATTGTTTACTTGCAATCCTACTACTGACCCATTCCATGTTAAATTCCAATTTCCACTTGTTCTATGACCTACACTACCTCGTCTACTTCCACATACGTTTAATACGTTGTAAGGATCAGATAAAGAATTTCCAGCGGTAGCATTGGCAGAAGTTAAAAATCCTCCATAATTTCCTAAGTCATTAGTAAATTGAGATAACTGTGTAGGCACACTTGTTAAACCACTAATAGAACTAGAACCTGTCCATGCAAAATTAGCAGTAGATTTAATAGTTGCATCACCAAAAACTATTGTACCATTATTAATTGTTGTTGCCATTTATTATCCTTAACAATTACAATTACAGTTACAATTACTTACAATAATTGACCATTGTGAACCATCCCAATTTAAATATCTATACCCAATTTCATTAGAAGCATAATATCCAGATAATGTAGTATTAACATTAGCTGAAGTTAAATAACTACCATAGTTTCCTAAATTATTAGTAAACTGGCTTAATGCCGTAGGTGCCCCTGTTACTTGAGCTAAAGTAATTGTAGTTGATGATAACGTGGTACCATCACCAAAAGTAACTACACCACTACCTAATATTGTTGATGCCATTTAATATCCTTAACAATTGCAAGCACAATTACAGTTGCAATTCCCATCAGTGTATATAGTTAATGTGGTTGTATTACCACTACCAGTTACTTGAACCCCTAAATTAGGATAAGCTGCTGTAGTTACAGAAGCTGTGCTTACTAATGCTCCTGAAAGAAAACTACCATAATTACCTAAATCATTTGTAAACTGACTTAATTTTGTTTTTCTATCTGATACGTTAGTATAAGGGACGGTATTAGTGCTCATTGAAGAGCCATCACCATAAGTTACAGTTCCATTACCTAGTATTACTGTTGCCATTATTAAACAGTTCCGTAGGAAGTAATCGCTGCTTTAGCTGTTAAGTTTCCTGATGAATCTAGTTTAGCAACGTTTACTCCATTATAAGCAAAATATAATGTAGTACCTGATGGAGTTACTGCCCAACCACCTGTATTAGCAATGCTATTAGCTGTTACCGCAGTTCCTGAAATAGTAGTTCCTGTAATAGTACCACCTGTAATACTTACATTACCCATTTGTTGTTGAACAAACGCAGTAGTAGCTAATTGTGTAGTGTTAGTGTTTATACTAGCTGTAGGCGCTGTTGGTATCCCTGTAAATGCTGGTGAATAAGGGCCTATAGAAGCTATGAAGAAATCAGTAGCATTACAATAAACATAAGAAGTAGCACCATTAGCTATAGATACCGCTGTACCTGAAGCTGTTTTAATAGTTATAGCATACCCGCCTGTGGTATTGTTATATACCACATAAGTCTTATTAACTGCTGGAGCTGTAATAGCACACGATGCTGATAAAGCCCCTGTGAATACTAATACGGCATTTCTAGATTGATCTGAGATACCATTAAGGGCGCTTAATGAGTAAGTGGTTAAACCTGCAATAGATATAGATTGAACACCTGTAATAGACTGTTCAAGTAAAGTTCCTATATTAGTATTAGTAGTTGAACCCCATACGCCTGCTTGCTCGCCATTACCGATAAGCTGGATACGTAAACTGGTGGAATAGGTTGATGCCATAAAAAATCCTTATAAGTTAGTAGTATTATAGTATAAAACTGTTAGTTTTGGTTGTTATTTACAGGGTTCCAAGTGTTGTCTTCATCATTATTGATCAATGTCCATGTATTTGTTTCAGTATTATTGATTAAAGACCAGGTATTTGATTCAGTATTATTAATTACATTCCATGTATTTGTTTCAGTATTATCTATTGCTATCCATGAAATAGTCTGATCATCATTAATTCTAAACCAACCTGTTGTAATATTAATATCATTTAAAGTTATAGGCTCTACCCTAGATTGTGAAAACTGAGCAGTTATGATGCGTATATCATTTATAGTTAAGGTTTCAGTGATAGACACTGGTAAATAGAATCCGCCAACAATTACAGTGTCAAGCCCTATATTTTCTTTAATACTTTGCAATAAAGCAGAGCTTGTTAAGCGTATATCTAATAATTGAATATTTTCAGTTCTTGACTGAACAAATTGAGCTAATATTAACCTTACATCATTTAAAGTCATATTTTCAGTAATAGATGCTTTTAATGCTGAAATTTGAGTATTTAAATCTCTTATATTTACATCTTCATTTCTAGACTGTAAAAACTGACTTAGTTGAGTGCTTAAATCATTTACATTTATATCTTCGTTTCTAGATGAGTTAAAACTAGATTGATCTGTTTCTTGATCTGTTAATGATAATGGTTCAGATCTAGATTGAGCGGCATTAAATATTATTTGTAGTGTATCTTGTTCTGATAAAGGCTCAGTTCTACTTTGTGCAAAAGTTGATAATTGGGTGCTAGTATCTCTAGGAACGCTATCTTCAGTAATAGATTCTAATAACTGACTAAGTACAGAATTTAAATCAGCTACAGATAACCCTTCAGACATATTAGCTAAGAATAAATCTGCTTCATAGTTTTGATCATCAAAAGATACTGGCTCAGTTCTTGAAGCTAGTAAAGTGCTGATCTGTGTATATAAGTCTAGTAACTGTACATTTTCTGCAATAGTTTGTTTGTATGCAGTAACTTGGGTATTAGCGTCTCTAAGAATACTATCTTCATTGAGTGATTGTAAGTATTGACTATTTGCATTACGTACATCATCTAATGCGCTATCTTCATTACGTGAAGAATTAAATGTAGATAGATCAGACTTCTGGTCTGCTAATGTTACAGATTCAGTAAGGGATTGATTTAAATTAGAGGATGTTGAATTAGTGTCATTTAATATTACAGATTCTGATATTAATTGAGGGAAGTTAGCTAAAATTGATGGTGTATCATTTAAAACTACATTCTCATTAAGAGACTGTAATAAACTAGATAATTGAGAATTAGTATCATTAACTACTAAGTTGTCATTAAAAGAATTAAGAAAATTAGATAGTTGTGTATTAAGATCTTTTACGGTAGTAGATTCAACTATAATAAATGCATAAAAGTTATTAGCAGATGGTAAGCTTACAAATGGTAAACTAGATAATGGTGAAATTCCAAACATGTTTAATCACTTTTAATAGTTGTTACTTGCGGAGAAGATGTTAACAAAAATAGTGTTATCTTCTAGAGCTTCAATCTCATGCCACTCATTACCTTTTAAATCAAAAGCACCTGAGTTTTTATCTATAACTTTTTCTAAGTTTTCTTTTCTTATAACGCATGATCCAGCATGACAAATTGTTGCATGGTTAAATGTATGCTCGTGTTTAGGCAAGCCTTCACCTTTAGATACGTGAAAAACGTTATGCTTATTACCGTTATAATCAAAAGTGTGGGTTAACTTAGCTTGTTCCATTATATTTGCTCAAGTCCTTGTGTTACTACGGTACTAGGTATAGGCTCTGGTATAGGTATATCTACAAATGTGTTATCTGCTGGGTTAAACCAATGTTGATCAGCCACAATATGATCAGGACAGTCAACCCAATATATTTGTTCAGTGTTATCAAATATAGCCTCAGGTTCTACTTGGGCTACTCTGTAACCTTGTTCTCTGGGTTCTACTGTTGATATAAGTGCTTTCATATTAATCCTTAGTATGCCAATATATTACTAGTATCATAACCGTATTGTATTGAGATATATCCAGCTGCCCCTGCAGTACCATTAAAAGCTCCAGTGCCAGTATTATTACCCCCGCCAGTACCACCAAGTTGATTAAAATAACCATTAAAGTTTCCACCGCCACCACCACCTGAAGAGAAACCACTACAACCATCAGCACTGCCATTGCCACCTGTGCTTCCACTACCAGCAGCGCCTCCACCACCTAATAATGTAAATGCTGTATTACCTGTTATTGAATATGATCCTCCAGCACCACCAGCACCATTAACATTTACTGAACCTACACCGCCACCACTACCACCTGTTGCCGTTATAGTAAGTCCTTTAAAAGTTACAGAACTAGTACCTCCTGTGCCTCCAGCACTGCCAGATGTACCCGCTGTACCAGCAGCACCTAATGATATGCCAGATATAGTTGTGCCTGGAGCAACGTTTGGTATAAGTATTTTTACTCCACCACCGCCACCGCCACCGCCACCGCCACCGCCACTGCCACCAGATCCTGTAGTACTACCACCACCACCCGTACCCCCTGCTATATAAATAATGACATAATTAGTACCCCAAGGTGTACTGGCAGAATAACCTGAACCACCAGGTCCAAAGGTTATAGATCCACTATTAGTAAGTCTTGGAATTGAGGTTATAGCACTTGCCGTTACGGTAGAAGTTATAGACGAAGCCCCTGATGGAATAGCAACAGTACCTGATGTAATAATATAATTAGCATTAGTTAGATTGATGTTTTGCCAAGATACGCCATCATATATCCACGAGGTACCATTAATCGAGAATACCTGGTTGGTAGAGGGACTACTGGGAAAGTCTATTGCTGCCATCTTAGTACTCTATAATTAATATACCAGGGGCACCAGCGCCACCAGCTAATGAAGTTACACCTGAACCGTTACGTGCACCTGAACCACCTGCGCCATAACCTTGACCTAAAATACCTGCTGAACCTGCAGCTGTACCAGCATTCTGTCCACCCCAACCAAAGCCTAGAGGTGTAGCGCCACCTGAACCCATAAGTGATAATGTAGCAGTAATAGTACCACCAGAGTCACCTTTGTTACCTGTCCATTGACCACCATTAGATGTAGATGTAGTACCACCAGCTCCACCGCCGTTGTTTGTAGCTTGGTTAGCACCACCTGATCCACCACCTGCTGAATAAGTGACTGAGTTATATATGGTTGTTGTAGCAGCACCGTTATTACCAGCTGCACCTGCAGCACCTGCTGTACCACCAGCGCCTATAGTATAAGTCATAGTGTTTTGAGCAGAAACATAAGTATAATATGAAACCACAACACCGGCTGATCCACCACCGTTACCCACTTGACCTGCAACAGTAGATGTACCACCACCAGCACCACCTCCGCCTACAAGCGTTACTTTCCATTGACCTGGAAGACCATTAAATGATGTAGCTGCTGTATATTGTAACGCGGCAGGCACTGACCATGAAGCCGCAGTACCTGTAGTAAATACTACAATATTATTAGCATAGTTAAACGTACCAGCGCCATAATAAGCTAATGCGGTCCAAGCAGATGAGCCATTACCTATTTTAAATTTACCTGTATCGGTTTCAAACCCAGGTTCTCCCGCTAATAACGTAGGATTAGCTGAGGTCCAGTTGGCCGCAGTATCTCGTCTATATTGTAATTGAATTGGCATAATTTAAATCCTTAATATATTATTTGAATAATTCCGCCGGTACCCACACCACCAGTACGAGTCGTTACATTTGCAGCGTTTTGTCCGCCTTGTCCACCAGCACCATAGTTTGATGCAGCATTACCATTACCAGTGTTTGAACGACCTATACCACCAGCACCCCAACCTAATGGAGTATCAGCGCCCTTACCTACGTAAGACATAGTAGCTGTATTAACGCCTCCCGTATCACCTTTCCATCCAGTTAAATTTAATGTACCGCCAGAAGCAGTACCACCAGCACCACCACCATTAACAGTAGCTGAAGTAGCACCTCCACCACCACCGTTTGCTGTAAATGTTATACTATTATAAGTACAAGTAGAAGCGCCTCCTGCATTACCAGCATTACCAGCTGTACCTGCTGTACCTCCAGCACCTATAGTAAAAGTTAATGTTGTTTGACCTGCAGCATAAGTATATGTACCTATCACCACCCCTCCTGAACCGCCACCATTACCTACATGACCAGCAGTTGCTGGAGTACCTCCGCCACCACCACCACCACCTATAAGGGTTACTTTAAAAGTAGCTCCAGTTGTTTGTATTGCAGCAGGTAATGTCCATGGAGACCCTGAAGTTAAATAAGTAAATGTATTAGTATAAGTATATGTTGATCCAACAGAATTAAAATAAGGTAAAGAGTTCCAAGCAACCCCACTCACGCCTACTTTAAATTTACCTGTATCCGTTTCGTAACCAATTTCACCTGTATACATACCAGGATTATAGTTAGTCCAATTAGCGGCTGTATCTTTTCTATATTGTAATTGTGCTGGCATTACGCTGCACCTCCACAGTTAATAATAAATCTAGAATATGAACTTGTATTAGCAGTTCCTCCATCTAGTGAATCTAATAAAATTCCGTTAGGACTTGGTTGATCAACAACCCACTGAGATGAAGTACCATCATTATAATAAATATTAGTTCTACCATATTCAGAATCCCACCATAAATTACCTGAAACAGGTGAACTTGGCGCTGTATTTTGTATTGTAGGATTACCTAATGTAGACCAAGCAGTGCCATTATAACCTTCAAAAGAGGTTAAGGTTGAATTATACCTGAAATATCCAGCTGCACCTGTAGGTCTTTGAGCCGTGGTACCTACTGGTACCAACATAGCATCTGTACTAGATATTGATAATTTAACAGCAGGACTCGTAGTACCAATCCCTACATTACCATCCGTGCCTACCCATAATCTTGAAGTAGAAGCAGACTTTACATTTAAGGCACTTGTAGAAGCTGCATAAGCTGAAATATCTACTAAAAGACCAACATCATACCCAGTAGAACCACCACTAGCTCCTGTACTCTGGATAGTTGTTAAAGCACCATTTCTAGATGCTGTTGATGAAACATTTAAAGGCGCTGAAGGACTGCTAGTACCTATGCCTACATTATTAAAGCTATTAATGGTAATAGCTTCACCCGCCGCTGCATAACCTAAATTTAATGTCCAACCATTAGCTGCAGTATAATAACTTCTTATATTTCCGTATGCAGTTGTTCCTTGATAAAATCCTATTGCAGTTCCATTATTTGTAGCATTTGTAGACGGATTATTTAATCTTAAAACTTCAGTAGCTACTACAGATGTATTATTTTCGTAAATTTCTAATTTTTTATTAGGACTAGAAGTACCAATACCTACATTACCTACAGAGTCTATACGCATACGTTCTGTAGATACTGCTGAACCAGAAGGTGAAGTGCCAAATGTTAACCCACTTGATATATTTGTGTCTGATGTATATGTATCAACATAACCCAAAACTTGAGAAAGGCTTCTATTATTTGTTCCACCAAATCCTTGAAAAATAAACTGCCCAAGGACATCACCAGAAGCAACAGCGGTTTGAGCGGCTGCTGTGCCTCTACCTTTTCTTAGCACCATAAAAGGTGCTGCTGCATCGGTAGAATATTTAGCAGAAACAATATTTGTAAACGTATCACTAGAAACAACTAGCTGTGCTGATGTAGCATTATAAATACTTAATGAAGTATTTGGCGTTGCAGTACCAATCCCTACATAACCATTTGCATCTTGATAAACAGATTTAGCTGAAGGATAATCAATCCAAACAATGGGAGCGCTTGTAAATGTAACTGCAGACCCTGCATTGCTTGAAGATAGGATTGTAGTACGAGTGAGTGTAGGACCAGCAGATGAGTAAGTGCCAATACCAACTTCCCAGTTCGTTCCATCGGAAGAACCATAATAAGTGGTATTTCCGTTTGTCATTACGGAAAAATCTTGATAGCCAGTTACGGCAGTACTCAGCGTAAAACTAACTGTGGTATTTGCCGTAGCTGCTACTTGAACTCTGTCAAACAGCTGAAGAGCCATTTAAGACTCCTTAGCTTGTTGCTGTTGTAGAGTACGTTACTGCGACTGTATCGCCAACTGTTGTTGCTTTAGGTACTGCAAAAGCACCAGCTGAATATAAAGTACCTGTAGTTGCACCTTGTACGTTAGTTGCACCAGTACCAGTTACTAAGAAACAACCACCAATATTACCGCCAGCGCCTGTAATAGTAAATGTAGCTGAACCCGCTGCGGCAGTTACAATGTTACCACCTGGTGTTGTTGAAGCATTACCTGTTGGTGTTGTAAATGTTACTGTAGCACGAACTGCTGTACCTACTGTATAGTTGGTAAATTCTGTCCAACCAGCGTGAGATGCCATTGTATCTGTTGGTGAGAATGTACCGATAACTGTAGCAGAACCTGTACCAGAACCTACACCAGTTGCAGTAAATACTACACCAACCGTATTAGCTGAAGCTCCAATACCTGTAAATGATGTTGTACCAACAACTAAAATTTGATATGTAACACCTACTGTAAATGAACCTGCGGCTACTGTACCGCCTGTAACGCCAGCTAAACCCAAGAAAGGTCCCACTAAAGCTACTGGAGATGTAATTAATGTTTGAGAAAACATGAAAATCTTACCAACTTGGACTACTTGATTTTCAAATTCTTCTTCCCATTTTAGGATGCCATTTTTGTCACGGCAAAGAACATGATATTTACCTTCAATACCTACTGATTCTTTGTTTGAAACGTTTGTTTGAAATGTAGCTAGGGTACGATCACCAAAGCCGTTTGATTCTCTAATCATAGATTTCTCCTTAAGAAATTCTTATCACAGCAGTGGTGGAAGTGGCCGCTGGAAATGTTATAGTAAATGTGTTTGTTGCAGTTTTAGTATTTCCAAAATTAAGTACACAGACAGCTGCATTTGTGGTGCTATTATATATCAAAGCCCCTGAAGTTGTAAAACTTGCTGGAGACCATGTTACATTATTAAATGACACATAAGAGGTATTATTATCTAAATCATATGCTGGAAGGATAGGAGTTAATGTTTTACCACCCGCTGTATACCCTGTTCCTGATACTTCATTAGCTGTTGTGTATGTTAATGTAGAGGCATTTAAATTAGCATTACCGTTATATAAAGCTATTTTATATACATAAGAGGTACCTGTATTAAAATTTTCTAAAGCTTTAAGTAAATTTAACTTAAAAACTGTACATTGTGTTTGTAATATAGCCATTAGGAAGTAACCTGAAGTTTAGTCTGGCCATCACGATATGCATCGCCTCTTTCAAGACCATCACCAAGACGTTTAAGTTGACCTAAAGCTTCTTGATATTTTTGTTCATAATAAGTTACTAAATCTTGCTCACCCTTCATAAAGAGCATAGCTTCACGCATAGCACCATATAAAAGTACTGGATCGTAGTTAATACCTAACCAACTAGTTCCAGCTGCATTATCAACAGCAATAACTGTAATAGAAAAATTAGAACCTGTGTTACCAATAGATGCAGCTGAAGCTGTTAACACATCATTTACTACATATAAAGAACCGCCATTAATTATAGCTACATTAGTAATAATTCCACCAGCAACAGTAATTGTTGCTAAAGCGCCTGTACCTGAACCACCAGATAAAGCTACATTTTCATAGGTTCCATTAGTATAAGCACTGCCTGCATTTGTAATTGATATAGTCTTAACAACCCCTTGAACAATACTTATAGGGTAGTAAAAATAATGCATTTCTACTGAATAGCTAGTATCAGGTGTAGGCGCTAACAAAAAAGATAATGATGTTAGATCAGAATATTGTGGCCCAAAAATAGCATAATATTGAGGTAATCCTGTAGTAGTAGGTTTAGGATAAGCCGCTCTAATAAAATTAACATCTTTGTTAAGTAGATAATTATATGAACCTGTAGCATCTACTACTGCAATAGAATATGTAGATAAATAATCTGCAGGGACTGAAAGATAAGGTATATTGGCTGTTGCATTACCTGTTACGTTTTTACGTAATGCAGGAATTTGAACAGAATTATAGATTCTCTCTTCAGCTTCCATGATAAAGCGAGGAATATTCTGAACAAATAATGACTCAGTATTCTCGCTATAATCTTGGATTGCTTGATAGAGTTCTAAATAATTCATTATTAGCCTTGTTTACCGCTAATCTTACGACCTTTAGTAGCTGCACCATAACCACGCATTTCCTTTTGTCCATATGGATTTTCAGGTTTGAATGCATTTTTACTCACAGCACCAGCAGAGATGTTTAACGCTGAAACATTTTGACCATGTTCGTACGTAGTATCTTCTACTATAATATTTTCAGGTTGTTTATATTTGTTAATATCGTCACCACCGCCTGCTGGGTATTTGAAGCCCGTGTAAACACTAGCGTCTTTATTTTCTTTAGCATGGCCAAGTGGATATTCTCCAGCTGGAGTTTCTTTTACATTAGTAACCATTTTAATATCCTTATTTTTGATTGTTAGCGCGTGCCATGTTACGACCAACTGCTTTCATAGCCTTTGATGTAACTGATGATGCGCCTTTTTTACCTTTACCGCTTTGAATTCCAACGGAAGGTCCTGTATCACCTAAGTTTTTACCTTTGGTTCTACCTTTTTTTGTAACGCCGTCTGCTGCTGATTTATAAGCCATTTTATTTCTCCTAAATTATGTTGTTGTTATTGTAACACTACTAACCTGTCCTAAGGCAATTAAGTCATTAGGTGTTAATAAAGAATCAAATTGTTGTGCTCCACCTACTGGTGCCCAACCCCATTGAAATACTCTGCTACCACCTTCAGGAAACCCAAAGCCTTCTACAGAAGTACTATCAGTTAATAGTATTTGTAGCCCACTTGTACCTGAGGCTTGATATGATACATCAGGTCTTGGTTCTCTAACTGCTTGTGGATCATTAACTGGATACAGACCTAGTTGTAACTGTGGATGATCTGGGTCCCAGCACTCTTTACACACTTTAACTTTATAAGGCTTAGTCTTTACTGTCTGTGTTCTAAGATCTTTAAGCATGTAACGTTGAGCACAACGGTCACATTCTGCAATTGAGTGCTTGCCTGAGGCGTATTTGCTTGGCATTTAAATTACCTGTAATAATTCATGTTACGTGGAACAATGCGTAACGGTGCTTTTTCTCTGTCTTCTTGCGCAGCTAAATCAAATTGCTGCATGTATTCTGCTTGTAGCGCTTGGTATCTCTGTATGTCACATCCTAATTTAGCAGCTAAATAAAAAGCTAGACCCGCTACCATAGCATTAACAAATCTGAACGGTATGTCTTGAACATTAACACCATCACCTGCGTCTTGAATACGTCTTAATCTCCAATATACAAATGTGTATTGATTACCTGGTGAGTTAGGTGTAGGCCATACATTAACAGATGGTAACCACGGAACATATATAACAGTTGCTGATGTATGAGCTGCTGCCACAGTGTTGTTTTGTCCACGAGCGCAATTAATTAACTGATTGCCAGATACGTTAGCATAATAAATAATTTCACTATCTAATTGAATATATCCTGCAGCTGCTAATTCTGATACATTAGTTACTGTAATAGTAGTATCAGTAGAAGTAATAGTTGCTGAAAGAGTAGCAGTAGTTACATTTGTATTACCAGATTGACGGTTTATCCACACTTGGATTGGACGTCCCTGAGTTAATTTATTAGGTATTGTTGAATATGTAGATTCTGAGATACGGCTTATATTAATGTCAATTTGATTAGAAGTTCCGTTGTTTTGACGAATAACTGTATCTAGTAGATCAATAGTATCTACTGGGATTGGATAACAGATTTGACCTGTCACTAAAGGGATTTGTCCTTGTTCAATAGTCCAAAGATTAATTCCTTTATTAGCCCATTCAACTGTAAGTAAATTTAAAGAACGGCGAGCCGTACGAAAATCGTAACCTGTTCTTAATTCTCTATCGCAGCGTTCAAACGCTTCTTCAAAAATTTCATTTAAAGAAAGGTTGAATGCAGAAGTACCTGAGGTATATTCTGCCATTTTTTACCCCTTTTTCTTTTTGGCTTTGCCGCCTTTTTTAAACATATCAACTACATCAGGATTATCTTTACGGATAATCTTTTTAGGTTTCTTAGGCATTTTAGATGGATTAACATCACCCATACCACGAGAAGCCATCATGCTCTAGTCTTTCCTCTAATAGCACAACCATCAGCACGAGCTGAAGCTGAACCACCTTTAGCCATTTTTTTAACAGGTTTAGCTTCTTCTTTTTTAGGTGGTAGTGGGCCCATATCATTTTCTGTAGGAAGAGGCATTTTACCATCTTTCATTTTATCCCAAGCTTTATCAAAATCTGCTTGTTGTGGTTGTTTATCTTTATCAGCCATAATTATTTACCTTTTTTGTACATACCGCCGCCACACATTGAAATCATTCTACCTTTAGTTTTACCCTTAGTAGCACAACCATCTCCGCGTGATGAAGCTGATGATACTTTACCACCTGAAGCCATTTTTTTAACGGGTGCTTTAGCTTTAGCCTTACCACCTTTTTTCATCATAGCTACTGGAGCTCCTGTTGGAGCACCTGGTTTCATTGGCATACCGCCTGGACCACCACCTGCATCACCTGGAGGTAGAGGTAAACCTAATGCTGGTGGATTCATAAAACCTGTACCTGCGCCGCCAGAAGGGCCCTTATAATTTGGGTCAAAAGGAGCTGTAGCACCTAGACCTACAGTTGCTGGGCCTGCGGGGGATACATTTGTTACAACTCCGCTTGTTGGTGCTCCTGGAGTTATTGATTGGCCTGGGCCACCAAATTTTAAGGGATCTTGACCTATTGGAGCTAATTGACCTAGTTGAGATGAATTTTGACCTTGGCCAAAAGGCATTTTTGAGTTTGGTCTATTTTGAAAGTTTGCCATTCTATTTCCTCTATTAAAATTTTCTGATTTATTTTGTACCATTTGGCCTAAACCAGTAGGTCCGCCCATAGCCATTTTTTTAACATTACCGCCTTTTTTAAGAGCTAGTTTAGTACCTTTACCGCCTTTATGTTCTTGCGCATCGTGTTCTCTAAAAGCTTTTTTAATCATAGCTTTGTCTTGTTCCATGTCCATCTTTGAATCTTCTTTCATATCTGATTTAGCCATTTAAAACTCCTTATTTACAATCCCATCGTTTAAGTGAAGCAGCCTTACGAGTAGGTCTACCTTGTTCATCTTTCATAGGACCTTTCATACCAGACATCCTAGCACAAAATGAGTTCTTACGAGCGCCACCTTGTGGTTGAGGAGCCTTTAGATTAGACCCTGTTTCTCTATTATACTTAGCTCTACCCTTTGCAGTAAGTCCAGCACCTTTATCAGTAGGTAATTTCTCACCACGTCCAACGGCTAAAGACACACCACCTTTTTTCATCTTAGCAGTCTTTGCTGAATCTTTAAAATTTTTTGCAGAGGGCGCACCTTTTGCACCAGGTTTACGCATGTGTTCTTTGCTACCATGAGCTATACGCTCTTGTTTAGCATGGATATTAGCGTATAATCCTTTAGGTTTAGTTGCCATTATTTACCTAACCAGTGTGTAACCATCCAACTAATAATACCTGAAATAATAGTAGCAATAGCAATAAAGACTTTCCAACCGCCTTTAATTTCTTCTAGTGTCTTTTCAATATTATCTAGACGATTTTTTAACTGTTCCATATCTTGCATAAGGCTATCCACATCTGATTGTATATGTTTGATTTCTACACCGTGTTCTATTACTTCGCGTTCAGCACTCATAATTTATCCGTAAAATATTGTAATTCCAGTAACCGAGCCAACACTTAAGGTTAAATATAACCCTGTATCTGCTAAAATACCTTCTCCTGGAATTAATATAGAAGTAACGTTTGGTGTTCCAAGGCTTGCAATATCCATTGTATATAAAACTTTACCTGAAGCACTTCCATCACGTATTTCAAATGTAGCCGCTGTACTAGCTTTAGGGCTAACAACAATTGATTTTAAACGAGTACGTCCTACATAATAAGATCCTGCAGCACTAAGATGTGCGGATTTAACGTCAGTTTGCATCATAATTAATCTCCTTTGTTTATAAAAGGGGGTTAAAACCCCCTAGACTAATTATGCTTGTGATGGGTTAGCTGCGCCGTCAGAAGCTTTAACTACATATCTACATGTAACTGTAGCTGCACCGCCGCTTGCTGTACCTGAACATAAATAAGTAGCTTTGATAATAACATCAGAAGTACCAACGTTTACGTAAGAAGCAATACTTGCGCCAGTAATAGCAAATGTAGCACGGCCAACAGGTAAAGATGTTGTAGATGCACTACCAACAGTACCTAAAGTAGTGCCACCAGCTGTAGCAACAGTAATTGTATTACCAGTAGTACCTGAGTAAGCAGTCGTTACATCAACGTTAAAGTCAAGAATTTGTGCGCCTGCTGGAATAACAAATAAAGTAACAGCTGTTGTGTCATTTACAGTTGTTGGAGCAGATTGAGCAACAGTAGTTGCGCCCATATTGCGGATTGTACCAGCAGTAGTGCCAGTCGTGTTTTTTACAGTACCCAATAACCATGGGCCTAAGTGCGAAGCAAATGCCATTTGAATTTCTCCATATAGAGTTAAAGTTTATTAGTCTTATATGCGCCTGCCAGGACAGTCTAATAAACCAGGTTTTCCTGGATAAGTGAATAATACTACATATTTGAATTAATGCAAGAGAAAAGGGGCCGAAAAGCCCCTTATTTATTACTTGTTCATAACGTACATAGTTACTTCAAAACCAAATCTCATTTCTGTTGCTGATGGTGTAGTCCACATAATTTTCTCCTAAAAGTTATACACACCGTGTGTATGGAAGTCAATATATCACTTTTTTTGAATTAATTCTCTCAAGAAAACCATGAATAACAGGTAAAGAAAAAGCCCACCAAAGTGGGCCTTATCTTACTAAGTGCTAATTAAGCACCTGGTGAACCGTACATACCGAGAGGATCTGACCAACCGAATGAATAACGTTCACGTGATTTATAGCGAACATTACCTGTATCGAAGTCACCGTCCATTGAATTGCTTAATGGAGTACGTACAAAGTGTTTCATACCGTTAGGTACATCAGTAGTTAAATACCAACCGTTTGTATCTGTCAAGAAGTGGTTAATTGTATAACCTTCTGGGATAGAACCGTTGTTCTTTAATGCATTGATGTCATTGTCGGTAGTGCCAACACGTAACTCTGTATCTAACAAGCGTGTTGCAACGAATTGCAATGCTGGTGGAACAATAAGTTTACGTGGTTTAGCAGCGATTAATAGACCACGTTCATCAGTCCAAGCTGCGATTTGAATAACTGCATTTTCCAATGAAGTTTCGTTCAAGTCAGCTCCTGTTGATGGAGTGTTACTATTTGTACCGCTTGAAACAAGTGGGTGTGCTATGTTAAATAATGAAACACCATCACCGCCTACGTAGGCAGAGCTGAAGCCATTATTAATAACTGATGCAGCTTTAACTTGTTTTGTATAAGCCATAGCGCGAGCTAGACCTTTTGTGTAACGTGCAGATAATGAATCATATAAATTATCTTCGATAGCTTCTTCAGTTAAGCTGAAGCCAAGAGCGATAGTTTCATGATTGTATCGTGCAGTCCAAGCTTCTTGAGCATTGTCATAAGCGATGGCAGAGCCTTCGTTCTTAACAGGAGCTGCTGAAAAGCCTGATAGTTTTGTTTCTTCTTCGAAAGAACGTTCTGAAGTCTCAATTTCATAGATTTCTTTATGTTCTTCACCGTAACGAGCATACTCTAGACCAAACAAAGCGTTAAGGCCAGGTAATAACTCTTTTAATAACTGCGCACGAGAAATAGCCATATTATATTACTCCTTAAGCTGCGTAGTAGTTGTGAATACCAAAATTGATTTTCACAAGCACTTCTGGGTATGATGTAAACACAATCGTTGAGCTTGATGGGATCGCTGTAACAGAACCAGGAACCGCAATAGCTGCGTTGATTGC